CGCTGATGTCGCTGTCGGCGCGCCCGACACCCCGACGGGTGCCCTGGTCATCACCGGCCGCCCGGGACCGGCCGGGAAAGCCGGGACCGCGTACACAACCCAGGGGTTCGCTGAAGCACCCGGCATTTCCCCCACCATCCCGGTCGTCGTCCTTGCGCGGCCCCGGTACGGCGACGGGCGGGGCCGCACCCCGATCCTCGGGGGGGCATTCGGAGATCCGCCGCCCCCGCAGGTCACCCCCACCCCGACAGCCGTCCGTGTCACCCACCCCACCCCGGCCGGCGGCCGGGTCCTGGTGGTCCGGGCATGGGTCGACGCGCTACCGCCCCTGCTGCCACCTGGGGGCACCCTTACCGCAACCGACAGGACCACCCCCACCCTCTCGGCCACCGACCGGATTACGGGCGCCCTGGCAGGAGTAGGGCGCGTAACCGCAGGGTTGACGGTGGACGCCCGTACCCTGCCAGATATGACGACAACCGACCGGGGAACCCCGACGTTGACGAAGGGGGGCTGAGACGTGCTGGAGCTCGGTGAAACGTTCTCGTCCGGGACCTTCAAAATCAAGGACTCCGCCGGGGCCCCCGGTATCGCCACGGTGACGGTGGTGGTGACACTCCCGGACGGGACAACAGCCGTCCCGACCGTGACGACTCCGGCCCTCGGGGACTACGTGTTCGACTACACGACGACTGTGGTGGGTCGGTTGCCGTATGTGGTGACGGCGACCGGGGGTGTCCTCGGGGCCCTGGTCCGGAAGTTCGCTGACGTCATCGTTGTCGGTGCGGCAACATCAACGGGGGTGGTGTCGTTGGAGGAGGTAAAACGGCACCTGAACATTCCGTTGACGAACACCGGGTCTGATACGGAACTAGAAATGAAGATCGCCGCCGCCACCGAAAAGATTGAACTGCGGTGCGGTCCGGTCGTCCCCCGTACCGTCGTCAACGAACGCCACGACGGGGGCGGGCGGGCGGTGTGGTTGGTGGAGGCACCCGGTGCCGGGGGTACCCCCTTCATCACCGTCACCGCTGTGACGTCCCTGTCGTCTCTGTTTCCCATCAGTGTTGGGGATCTCGATGTGGACCCGTCCGGGCGCATCACCTACTTCCCTGGCCTGAGCCTGCGGTTCCCGTCGGGGGAATACCTGTGGTCCTACACAACGGGTCGGACAGTTGTCCCGGCGGGCCTGCGGGAAGCAGCACTGAACTTCGTGAAGGGCAGTTGGGAAACCCAGCGGGGCATGACCGGGTTGCCGTGGAAGGGGGCCGTCGACACCCCCACCGAACTCCCGGGTATGGGGCTGGTGTTGTGGCGTCTTGAACAGGATCTCCAACCGTTCCTCCGCCCCCCGGGGATGTCCTGATGATTGCGGGGGCGGTGATCGCGGCGTTGGTGACGAAGTTCGCGGCGCTCCCCGCGCTGGCCGGGGTGCCGGTGTACGCGGCGCTGCCCGTCACCGATGCCGCTGACCCGGACTTCGTCGTCATCGGCCACGACGGGCGCGTGGACTCCGAAACAGAACTCACCGTCACCTACGAATGGGCCAACCTCAACTGCACATCCCGGTACGAACTCGGGGAAATCCCGTGCGCTCTGGTCACCCAATCCGGAGACGACGACATGCAAGCCCGCTTCGACCGGTTCCAGATCCTCATGCAGGCAATGGAGAATGCTCTGGTGACCGACATGTCCACCGCTGGTGCGTTGTCCGGTTTGGTCATGGGTGTCACGATCACTTCGGGGGGTCCGTTGCCGTTGCAGAACGAAGACGGGTCTGGGGTTATCGGCCCATTCGTCGTCAGCTACCGCGCCCAAGTTTAGGAAGGCAACCCGATGGCTCTACTGACCCAGCAGGCACCGAGCATTCTTGGCGGCGCGATCACTTACGGCGCGTCCGCCGCGTCGGATACGTGTTTCCCTGGCGACGGGATTTACTACCACGTGAAGACGGGCGCAACGAACTCCGCCCCCATCCAGATCGTTGTCCCGGGAACCCTGTACGGGGTGGCCCGCCCGGACACCGCCATCGTCACCGTACCCATCAACTCTGACCGGATCTTCGGACCGCTGATCGGTGATCTCGCTGACCCGGTGACCGGTTTGGTGACGATCCTGAACAGCGGCACGCTGGCCGGGACGACCTGCGCCATTCTCCAGATGTGAGGGAACCTGATGGACTGGATTTACTTCACGAACCCTGCGACGGGTGGGGTGTTCGAAGCCCCGGCCACGGAAGGTGTGCGGGAGCGGTATGAGGCGTTGGGGTGGGTGGAGACGGAGCGCCCGGCGGAAACACCGTTCGTTCCTTCCCCGATCAACGTCGACGCGTCGGCGGATACGGGGTGGGTGACGTTGTGGCACCCGGGCGTGAAGGCTTCGCACGCGTTCCCGAGCAACGCCGATGCGATTGCGGGGGCCATGGAATCCGGGTGGGTGTACCCGCCCGTACCGGTCAAACCTGCACCGAAACCAGCCGAGTCGGACACGGCGAAGGCTAAGAAAGCCGCGAAGGTCAGCGAACCGCCGACCACGATTGAAGGAGAGTGACCCGTGGTTGATTCGCTGACCGATGGGCGGACCAGGGTTTACCAGGTCCCCACCATCGCCAACATTGCCGCACCAACGGTGGCGGAGCTGAACGCGGGGGTGGACCTTTCCTCGCTGATCACCGCTGACGGGATCAACGGGTTCCAGCCGGACACCGGGACCGTGGACACGTCGGCCCTGAACTCCACGTTCAACACGAAACTCCCTGGCCGCGCCGATTTCTCCGGGACCATGCTCCGGTTGAAGAAGCAAACCGGTACCGACACCGTTTACAACACTCTCGTCAACGGGTTCGCGACGAACATTGTGATCCGCCGCGACATCACCGCCTCCACCGCGTGGGCGACGTCGCAAGCGGTCGAGGTATACCCGGGCCAATGCGGGGAAGTCCGCAACATTGACCCCGCCCCCAACGAAGTCCACAAGTATGAGGTGCCGTTCTTCATCAGCCCTCAGCCGAACCTGCGGGCGACGACCGCGTAATGGGGTCGGCGTACGAACGGGTTGCCTCCGATCCGGGATTGCGCCGGTTGCTGGAGGTGGCCCGTTCGTGGGGGGTGGCGCCGTCGGTGTTCGCCGGTCGGGAACTGTCCACCCGCCACGACCACGACGCGGCTGGCCGGTCGGTGCTGTCGGTTACGGGGGGGTGGACGGAGGAAGACCGGGAACTCGCGGTGGCGCTCGCGGATTGGGAAGCAGACCTGTGCGGTGGGTGCGGTCACCCACTCGCCGAAACCACCGCCCCCGGCAACGAAGAACGGTATGAGGTGAGGGTGGCGGCCCGCTGCCACTGCTGTACCGCCATCGACATCGCCGAGAAAGCCCTCCAAACCCGCGACCATCCGACCGCCCTGTTGTTGTCGGCGGTCCTGCGGTCTGACGATCCACCGAACCAGGGAGCCAATGATGCTGATCCGTTACCGGCCTGATGAGGGGCCACCTATCGAATTCGATTTCGTCCCGGGCAAGCTCACCAGCGTTGACGCGGAAGCAGTGGAGCTGGTGGGGGGTGAGGCGTGGGGGACGTTTGAGGAGTTCGGGGCCCTGTTCTTCAGGGGTTCCGCCCGAGCCCGCCGGGCGGTCCTCTGGCTCCACCTTCGCACGGCTAACCCGCGTCTGAAATTCGCGGACGTCCGGTTGCGTCCGGAGCAAATCGACGTCGATTACTCCGCGATCGAACGGGAGCGGATCCTGGAGGTGATGCTCGCGGACCCGGACCTGGACGATGAGCAGCGGGACAACCTGCGCACGATCATCGGTGACTCACTGGTGTCGGAAACCGAGACGGCGTTGGAGGAGGCGGGTGTCACCACGGACCGTGGGCTCCCAAAAGACCATCCGTCGTTCTTCGGGGGCGACGGTTCGACATTGCCGCCGCCGGGCTAGCGTCCGGTTTGCGGGAGATGGATCGGTGGACACTGGTGGAGATGGACACCGCGTGTGACTGGATGGACAACAGGAAGGCTGCGGCAGATGGCAACGGATCCGGGTGCGGACCAGATGCGGGCCATCGCGAAAGCGTTGAAGGATCTGGGGGATAAATCCCTCAAACGAGAATTCACGAAGGCCATCACGAAAACCCTTGACCCGTTGAAAACGGAGCTGGCCGCGTCAGCGTTGCGGACACTGCCCCGGCGGGGTGGGTTAGCGGCCAGGGTCGCGCGGACCCGAGTTCGTGTGGCGCGACGGGCGAACGGGGGGGTTCGGTTGGTGGGGCGGTCGACGGATCTGCGGGACCTGAAGCGGTTGGATGATCCGGGGGCCGTCCGCCACCCCGTGTTCCAGCGGCCGGGTCAGTCCCGCCGGGATGTGCCGTGGGTGCGGCAGCAGGTCCCGGCGGGCTGGTTCTCGGGACCGTTGACGGAGGCTAAGCCTGAGCTTCAGCGGAACATGCTGGCGGTGGCGTCGGAGTTGGCGGCAAGGATCGAGCGGGGGCAAAGCTGATGGTCGCGTCAATCAACTTCGATGTGTTCTGGCGTGACCATGGGGCCCGCCGGGGGGCGGGTGAACTGGGGGGGGCGTTGGATGAGTCGGCGCAACGTGCCGACAAGATGAAAGACGCCGTGAAGGTTGGGGCGCTCGCGGCGGGGGTAGCGATCGCGGCGATGGGTAAGCAGTCCATCGACGTTGCTAACGACATCGCGGAATCCACGTCGAAGATCAGTGTCGTTTTCGGTCAATCCTCGAAATCGGTCATGGATTTCGCGGACACGTCGGCGGAGTCGCTGGGCATTTCGAAGCGGTCGGCGTTGGAGGCGGCCGGAACGTTCGGGAACCTGCTGGTGTCGTTGAAACTTCCGCAGGCGGAAGCCGCGAAAATGTCCACCAAAATGATCACGCTTGCGGCGGATATGGCGTCGTTCAACAACGCTTCCCCGGAGGAAGCGTTGGACGCGATCCGGTCGGGGCTGATGGGGGAAACCGAGCCGTTGCAGCGGTTCGGGGTGAACATGAACGACGCCACCCTGCGAACTCAGGCGTTGAAGATGGGGTTGGTGAAGTCGGTCAAGGAAGGTCTGAACCCGGCCGTCAAAGCGCAGGCCGCGTACGGGCTGATGCTCGCTCAAACCGGAACCGCCCAAGGAGATTTCGCTCGCACGTCCGGGGGGCTCGCGAACCAGACCCGGATAGCGAAGGCTCGGTTTGAGGACCTGGAGGGCGAGTTGGGGGCGGCTCTGCTGCCGACGGTGAACAAGCTGATGCAGGGGTTGACGGGGCTGTTAGGGGTGCTTGCCGAAAACCAGAAAGTCATCGTCCCCCTGGTTTTGGGTGTGACGGGGCTCGGTGCGGCGATCTGGACGATCAACAAAGCGGCTGCTGCTGCTGCCGCCGCCCACGCCGCGTGGACGGTGGTGATGGGGGCAAACACCGCTGCCGCTGGGCTGAACACGGTGGCGTTGATTCGGATGGTGTCGGTGGCTAAGTCAGCCGTCGCCACGTTCGGTGTGTTGGGTGTGGCGGTCGGAGCGGTGTGGGCGGATGAGAAACTCCGCCAGTGGTCAACGGCGTCGGTCAGTTTGAACGCCCTGTCGGAGGGCATGAAAGATGTTGCCGGTTCAGGGAAACTGTCGGCTGCTGAGTTGGAGTTGTTCGCGAACAAGGCCAAGTTCTTCGGCGACGGGGTGGGTACCTCAGCGGAGGCTTTGAAGAAGTTTGGTTTCCAAGCCCACGATGCCCTGGACCAGGGGTGGGGAGCCCGGATCGCCCGGATCGACGATATGGGTAAGGGGCAAAAGAATTTCGAGGAACGCACTCGGTCGTTGGATGGGGCGTTGTCGTCGATGGTGAGGGACGGGAACGTTGATAAAGCTGCCGCGCAGATGAAGTTGTATGAGGACGCGGCGGTGAAGGCGGGGGTGCCGTTGGCGTCTTTGCGGCACATGTTCCCGCAGTACGCGTCGGCGGTGAAGGCGTCGATTCCGCCGGTGATGGAAGCGGAAGCGGCCGTGATCAAACACAACACGGCGGTGAAAAAGAACGTGGAGGCGCTGGCGGCCGACGCGGCTGCGCTGTTGAAGACGCGGGGGTCGGAAAACTCGTATGAGGCGGCCGTGGACGACGCCACGAAAGCAATCAAGGACAACGGGAAAACCCTGGACAAGCACACCGAGAAAGGACGCGCGAACCGGACCGCCCTGGATCAGATCGCATCGTCCACCCTCGCTTGGCGGGACGCGGCGAAGGAGGCAGGCGCATCGCAGAAACGCCAAACCCAGATCACCGAACAGGGGCGGGCGGAACTGGTGAAGATGGGCCAACGGTTTGGCCTGTCAAAGAAAGCCGCCCGCGAGTACGCGCGGGAAGTGTTGGGGATCCCTAAGCGGGTGTCCTCCGTTATCAGCTTGTCCCTGAAAAACGGGATCCCCAAAACGTTGTACGGGGTGCGGGTTGGCGGTGGGTCCGGATCCACTCGGGGTGGCATCACTTTCGGGATGGCCACGGGTGGGCCGGTGCGCGGGGGGTACGGGGGCCACGACGACATCCCAGCGATGCTGACGCGGGATGAGCATGTGTGGACGAAACAGGAAGTCGCTGCCGCCGGGGGGCATGGGGCGATGAAGGTGATGCGGCGGGGTGTCCTCGGTTTGGCTGAGGGGGGCCCGGTGTTCGCCGCGCAACTCGGGCGCGGCGAAGCACAGATCGCCGCCGGGACGTCGTCGCGGATCGCGGACCGCCTGTTGAAGATCGCCCAAGGGGCCATCGGTTTCAACCCGTCCCTGAACGGGGCGTTGAACTTCGCTCGCGCCCAGGTCGGGAAACCGTACATCTGGGGGGGTGTGGGGCCACGCGGGTACGACTGTTCGGGTGCGATGAGTGCCCTGTTGAACGTGGTCCAAGGACGCAACCCCTACAGTCGCCGGTTCGCCACGGGTAACTTCCCGGCCGCCGGGTTCATCCCGGGCCCCGGATCGTTCATGATCGGATCCCGGCGCGGCAACCCGGGGCATATGGCCGGAACGATCAACGGCGTCAACGTGGAGTCGTCCGGGTCCGTCGGGTTCCACATGGGCAAGTCCGCTCGCGGAGCCCGCAACAGCATGTTCACCGGCCTCTACCATTTGCGGGGGTACGCGAAGGGGGGCGCGGTCGAGGGGGACGCCCCGTTTGATCTGCTGGACCGGGGTGGGGATGACTACCTGGGGGACGCGATCCGCCGGGTGTTCCTCGCGGACCGGGGTGGGATCCTCCGCACCGGGCGGGCGGCGGTGAACCTCTCCGGCCAGGACGAACGGGTCCTGACGGGGGCACAGACGAGACAGTTTGACCGGCTGGTCCGGGTGCATGAGCGGGGCGGCCCCGGCCCCGCAGCCACCAACACAGCGGTCGACTATGACCGGTTGGGGGTGTCCGTTGCAAAAGCCATCGCCCAATCCGGGTTGGCAGTGAAGATGGACGGCCAGGTTGTCGGCCGTATCCAGGGACGCCAAGCTGATCTGCTCGGAAGGGGCAACTGACATGGCTGGTGAGGTGATCGAATTCGTTGACAGTGTGTCTGCCAGCGCAACCGTTCGGCTGTCACTAACGACGTCTCCGTGGCGGGTGATCTTCGAGGGGACATCGGTTCCGCCGCCGCCTCTGCGCCGGTCGGTCGCGCAAACCCTGCTGGCGGATGGGGGGTACATTCCCGCGTCGGCGTACGACAACCGGGTGATCACCCTGCGATTGCAGTACCGGGGCACGGCCGGGCCCGCGTCAGCAACGGCGGTGCAGGCGCTGAACCGGGAACTGGACCGGGAGTCCAACATTCTGCGGTGGCAACCTGACTCGACGCTGCCTGCGGTGTACTTCCGAACGTTCCGTTCCCCCGACTACGACCCGCAAACCGATCACGCGCTGGACCTGTATCAGATGACGGTGCAGATCGTTGCGGAACCGTTCGCTGTGGGGCTGATGGTGACGGTCACCCAAGTCGTCGTCAGCAACGACCCGGCCGCCGCGCAAGGCATGTTCTTCGATGTGACGTCGGTGCAGGGTGACGTCGAAACACCACTGCTGATCAAGGTCCCTGGTGCGTCGGTCACCAACCGGCAATCCCTCTTCGCCGTCCGCCGCCGTGGCACCCCCTCGGCGATGCCGTTCCTTCTCCAGGCGGAGGCGATGACGTTGGGTACCGACACCACCATCATCACCGGCGGATCGGATTGGTCACCGTCCGCGACGAACTCGGACACCACAGACACGTCGTTCTCCACGGTGTCGACCATCGCCACCCGCCTATCGACGGCGACGTTCCCGGCCAGCCCATCGGTGGATGCCCGGGGCTTGTATCGGGTGTTCGCTCGGGTGGGTGCGAATACGTCCGCCGCGAACTTCGATTTCACCCTCCGCCACGGAATCCGCCTGATCGACAACACGGCCACCCGGTTCCTGTCGACGGCGACCGGTATCCAAACCCACGTCGATCTGGGGTTGGTGCAGATCCCGGAAGGTTTCGACCCGGTCACGGACGGGCCGACGGGTGTGGCCGTGGCGGCGGTGGGTATTCCGTTGGCGTTGCGGACCGCCCGGATCAACGGGTCGAACCAGTACACCGACTACTTGTTGTTCGTGCCTGCTGACGACTGCCTGGCGATTGTGAAGTGGGGGTCCAGTTCCCCCACAAGTTTCGTGTTCAACGGGATCACCCGATCCGTGTACGGGTTGGACAACTCCGGCCGGTTCACGGACATCCAGTCCGCCGGGTTCGTCGGCGGTCCGATCATGGTTTCACCGGGTGTGACGAACCGGGTGATCTTCATCAACGACGTGAACCCCACCCCCGCCACGAATGATGGGCTGACGAAGACCATTGACCTCAGCCCGTTCTACTGGCCCCGGTACCTGTCGGTCCGGCCCACCTCAACCTAGGAGCGTCATGATTCCCGACGTCCACACGGTCACCGCAGCAGGGGTGGGTGTTCCGTACGAGTCGCTGGACGGGCCGTTGACGGTCCCCGCCAGCCGTACCGGAATCGCCCACTTCCGCAACCCCACCGACGCCGACGTAAGCGTGATAGTGGAGATCGCGGGCCCGTTCGGGCCGATGGACGCTGAACTAGTGATCCCTGCGGGGGCCACCCGGTTCGTGGCCCTGTCGGATCGGCTGGCCGCCGACGGCCGCACCATCACCTTCCGCCCGTACGCCACTCCGAACGGGGCGGACGTGGTTTTCCTGGTCCGGGACATTCTGGACCGGGCATGAGTCTCGTCCTGAACGGTGGCATAGCCACGTCTTTCAACACCGCAGCCACCCCGAACCTCTTGACCTGTACCGACGCGGACGCGGTCGACATCCCCTTGGGATCCCTGGTGGTCCTGACGAACAGCGGTGGAACGTACAAGCAGCTCAAAGCTTTCACCGTCACCGACAAGGTTTCAGGGTTCGGATTCACGAATATCAGCTATGCCCCGGACTCAGCAGCCGTTGTTATCGCTGGTGACCTGATGAAAGGTGTGGCGGACGACTACGCCGTGCTGACGCGGCCGACGCCGCTGGCGGTGCGGTTGGTGACGTCCCGCACTGATGTCCACGTGGAGCACCAGGTCCGCGATATCGGTTTCCGGACCACGATTCCTGGCGGGTATGCGTCGGCCACGTTCACCCTGGACCGGCCCCTGTCGATCGCCCCTGACGAGATCGCCTTGTTCGGCAAGGTTTTCGTGTACGACACCCGGCACGGTGGGACGGTTTGGGAGGGGTTGCTGGAGGATCCGGGCCGGGGTGCGTCGGCGTCCGGGGAGATCTGGGATCTTACGGCTATCGGTCCCTCCACCCACGTCAGCGACCGGTTCGCCCCGTACATTCTCGTGGATCGGTCCCTGGAAAGGTGGCACAGGTCAAGGTATTCAACCGGGCAGGGCAAGACGTCTATCGGTGAGTTGAACGACGGTTCAACCGGTTTCGACGAAACCCCCGCCATCATGTTGTATGCCGAACAGGGGTCAGCAATCACGACGTCCTGGGCGGCGGACATGATCTACCGGTCAATCTTCTATTGCGGTCAGCTCATCGCCCGTATCCGCGCGGACGTCCTCGGAGAAGGCACATCAGCCAACTACAAGACGGGTATCTGGGGTCGCGCCGGTAACGGCACCGCCCTGTACTCACAGCTCAACTCCTGGTCGACGTCACCGCAGGTGCTGGCCGCGAACCTGGGTTCGTCTGGGTGGAACAACACCATCAGCGTCGTCTCGTTCCGCTCCCAAAGAGACGTAAGTAGCACCACCGCTGATGAATTCACGAACAACTACTTTTACAACGTGTGTGTGCGGGCGGTGGTGAAGAACGCCGACGGCACCGACAACCTGTCGACGTCCGGGTACAACGTGAATAACGTTGACCCGGTGGAGGTTGTGGCGGATCTGCTGGGCCGGTTCCTGCCCCGGTACGACGGCGCAAACGCGATCCTCATCGGCTCCGGCGTCGACATCGACCAGTTGGCGTACCCCGACGGGGTCACCCCGGGTGAGGTTCTCGCGGACCTGGCGGTGTGGGACCCGGCGTTCTACTGGGCGGCGTGGGAGTCGAACGCGGCCGGGAAATACCGGTTCGAGTACATTCCGTGGCCCACGTCGATCCGGTACGAAGCCACTACCGTTGACGGGTTCAGTTCCCCGGGGTCAGCGGTGGACCTGTACAACCGGGTCCACGTCCGCTGGCGGGACGAAACCGGGCGGATCCGCAACACCATCCGCACCCAAACCGTCACCGAACTCAGCAACGCCGGGATCACCCGCCAGTTCTGGATCGACCTGTCCGACGAAACCGGCAGCGCCGTCAACGCACAGGTCGTGGGGGACAACTTCCTCCTCGAACACAAGTACCCGCCGAACGCGGGCACCCTCACCGTCAGCCGTCCGATCCTCGACAACCTGACGGGGCGGATGGTGATGCCGTGGGAGATCCTTCCGGGGCATCTGATCCGGGTGGGGGGGGTGGTGCCTCGGGTGGACTCGCTGAACCCGACAACCCGGGACGGGGTGACGATCTTCAAGCTGGTGTCGATGGAGTACTCATCTTCCAGCGCGAGTGCGACTCTGGAGTTGGACAGTTACAGCCGGACCGTGGCCCGTCAGCTTGCCAGCCTCAAGGCCAAACGGCTCCGGAAGCGCTAGACCAGGGAGGAAACAATGGCTCGGTGGATGGGTGCGCAGTGGAAACCGTTGGGTCCGCAGACCCAACCACGGCTGTTCCACCATGATCTGGTGATCATCCACACCATGGTGGGGAGCCTGTCGTCGACGAACGCCATGTTCCGTGCTCACGGGTACGGGGGTACGGACCCCCCTGTCGGGGTGGGGGGTAAGCGGGGCCCGGACGCGGACTCGGGGTTGGACGGGGTCGCGTACCAGTGGCAGGACACCGACTTTACGGCGGACGCGAACCTGGACGCGAACCGGCGGGCGATCAGCATTGAGACCGCCGACAACGCCCCCCGGTCAGCGGATGATCTTCAGCCGTGGACGGACAAACAGGTCGAGACCATCTCCCAGATCACCGCGTGGGCATGTGAGCGGTACAGCATCCCGACGGTGTTGGTGGAGGATTCACGATCCGACCGGCGGGGTATCGCCTACCACCGCCAAGGCATCGACCCGTGGCGGGAGGATGGGACGGAGCATTGGTCGACGTCCCGGGGGAAGGAATGCCCCGGCCAAGCCCGCATCCAACAGATCAGCACCCAGATCATCCCCCGAGTCCGGTCGATCCTTGCGGACCGGGCCCCCACGGAACAGGAGCCGGACATGGACAACCTTGATCGATCGGGCAACCACAAACTCACCGAAGCGGACGCGGCGGCGATGGGGGACCCAACCCGGGAGGGGGATGAGGTGTCGTGGTCGTCGTTGCTGCGGTTCCCCCCGGCGGTGGCTCGGGTGCGCCGTGAACAAGCCAACCGGCATGAGGAGTTGATGGGGAAGTTGGACGAGCTGATCGAAGCGGTTCAGGGACTCCGCCCGCCGGGGGGGTCTGACCTGCGGTAACAATGGTGTTCGGCCCCCAACGGCGCCCCTCCGGGTTGCTGTTGGTGATGGATGAGGGGGGCGAATGCCGACGATCGACGCGGAACTGTTGAAAGCGTTATCGCCGATGGCGGTACTCCTCCTCATTGACCTTCTGATCATCTGGGGGTTCATTTCCGGTCGGATCCGTACCGCCCTGTCGATCCGGGAGGTACGGGAAGACAGAGATGCCAGACTGGCCGACAAGGATAGGCAGATCGCCGAATGGCGTGAGGCGCACCGTGGGTCGGAAGATGCCCGTGAAGTCCAAGCAACAGCCCTCCGGGAGTCCCTCGACACGACTCGGGCCACCGTTGAGCTGATGCGAGCGTGGCGCTCAGCGGCCCAAATGTCGAGAGACGAGAGCGGGTCGACATGAGGTGGTGGTGGATCCTGAGGCGTAGCAGCACGACCGAGGGTGACCGGCGCGATGACACCACGGACGACGCGCGGGCGGCGATCCGGCGGGCCCGCCGGTCCCAGGTGGAGGCGGTGGGGGCGTTGACGGAAATGCGGATCCTGAATGGGGAACTCCGCCATGAAATCGGGATCAACCACCTAGCCCAAGACATTCACGATGTGATGCGGAGGAAACGATGACGGGTATCACCCATACCCTGCTGACGGCGTCGTTCGTTGTGGGTGCGGTGGTGGGGAATCTGCTGTTCTTCCAGTACCTGATCCGGTCGGCTTGGCGGGCGACGGTTACGGGGAAGGTGCTGCTGTCGTTGTTCTTCGTATTCGCGCTCGGGTACAACCTGACGGTGGTGGTGTTGCTGTGGCCGGACGTTTTCGGTGGTGATGGGTTGGTGGCGTGGCTACGGATCGGGTTGCGGTTCCTTATCGACGCCGTCCTTATCGCGATGTACGTTCTTCTCGTCCGGGCCCAGCGACGGGACCGGGAGTTCACCCCGCCGGAGGGACTCCGGCAACCGTCAACAGATGAGGCACGATGAGAACACGAACCAGGGTAGTCGCGGTGTTCGCCGCGCTCGCGCTTGTGTCGGGGTTGGCGGCGTGGTCAGCGCCGACGATCCTCGCGGACAAGGCCGATGACAGCATCAGCGTTCCTGCCCACTCCACCGTTTTCGTCGGATCCGACGGAACACCCACTGTAGTTGACCGGTTGCAGAACGTGGCGGTGTACGGGACGACGCGGACCCAGATCTGCGAAATCGTGAAGTCCTGGAACGACTTCAACGGCACCCACCGCACCATGTCCGGCAACGTCGTCGTCCGGGTCGCGTGGATGCATGACCAACGGTCGTCCGGGTCCGATGACGACGTCGACTGGATTGACTGGGGGTACAACTGGCCCGGGACCGGCGCCGGTCAAGGCACCGGCCTGTCGTTCGAGAACAACACCAACTACGTCCTGCGAATCGACAAGATCGATTACCGGAACATTGCGTCCGGGGAGATCGCGGCGGCCTGGTCGCCCATCGGCGACAACACCGGAATAGCCAACGGCGAACGAGTGCACGTGTGGGGGGAAGGTTCCATCAACAACATCAATACGTGGGAGCAGTGGCACGCTCATTCGTATTGGCATAACGCCCCCCGAGTTCGCATGTTCTTCTCTTCCGCGAACTGGGACTTCAATTATGAGTCACAGTCCGTGTGTTCGGCGTACGTTCCCGGTCAGCCCAGCGCGTAACCCCTTTCAGGAGGTACCGCAATGTTCACTGCCCAGTTCTGGATGAGTGCGGGTGAGCGGTCCGTGAAGACGGCCGCGCAGGTCCTCATCGTGTTCCTCGGCGCCGACCTAACTGATGTGTTCGGTGTGGACTGGCGGCGGGCGGCCGGGATCGCGGTAGGGGCGGCCCTGGTGTCGGTTCTGACGTCGCTCGCGTCGTCTCAGGTGGGCGAGTCCAAGGGCACCCCGTCTCTCGTCGGAGAAGGTGACCGGGGGGCTGGGGAGGTGACGTTGGTGTTGATCGCGGCGGCCGTGTGCATCGTCGTGATCACCCTCGCGGTACTGCTGGGGGTGCTTCAGGGAGGGTAGGCTAGGGGTTCTCCTTCGGGGAGATTCCGGCCCCTCATTCTCGGTTCTTCGGAACCGGGGGTGGGGGGCCGTCCGCGTTGCGTTGACCTGCTATTTTGTCGTTTCCGGTACCGGGGAACACTCTTAGTAGACACCTTGTGTATATACGATATAAGGTCCGGGCATGATACGACCCCGGCCCCCCGGCAACCCCCCGTCCTCCCCGAACCTTCGCGCCGAACTCCTCCGCGCCGGAGTCAGCCAAGCCGACGTCGCCCGGATCCTGCGCACCACCCAACCCAACGTCAGCCAGAAAATGCGGACCGGCAACTGGCGGCCCGGTGATCTCGCCGCGATCGCCGCCTACCTCCAACTCCCCCTCCACAAGATCCAAGACGACCCGGTGCCCCCTGGTCGGGTTCCCGGCCGGTACCCGGTCCGGCTGTCATGAAAACCTGTCCTCTCCCCTCGACCGCCGACGTTCCCGGCAATCACCTGTGGCGTTGCCCAGATCCCGGGTGCGGGTGGGTGTACCGCCTCAACCCCATCGTCCACCGCTGGTACCGGTACATCCCGTACGTCTCGGACCGGGATGTGACCCTCAACCGATGACCCTCCCCGAAGAGGAACCCATGCACACCGACCTGTACGACCAGACCGACTGGGACGACGAAAGAGAGAAAGCCCGACAGGCCGCCGTCGACCACTACTTCCACCAGCCCCGCCGCGAACGTCACGCCCGCCGGGACAACTCCCGCAGCGTCCGACGTCTCTCGGCGATCCTCGCGGTGATCCTTTTACCCGCGTCGTACTTCGCTTACGCGGGTGCTTTCGGCGCCGAAAACCTGTGGTACCTGACGAAAGTCGGTGAACTTCTCGTAGCGACGTGGGCGGCCGTCAGCGGCTGGCTACTGGCGTTGACGGTGTGGAGGGGTCGGGACCGATGAGTACCGCGTTCGACAGTCCTGACCCAGGGCCCCCCTGTTTCGCACCGATCGACGGGCACCCCAACCTGATCTCCGACACCCCCATGATCGCGGCGATGCTCATGGAACAGGACGGGCCGTGGCGGGACATCGCCGGGTTCCTGCTGCCCCGCGTCGACGTCCGGTTACGCGCCGAAACCGGGTCGATGCCGGTCGTCAACGCGGTCGGCCCGTCGGCGGTCATTGACCCCCCGACACCACCGTGGGTGGCGATGCGCCGGGATTTCCTCGCCGCCCAAAAACGGCAACCCGGCACCACATTGGATCCGTGGCGGTCCGAACCCAGCCCAGCCCTGGCGCATACGAATGATTCCGGGGGGCTGCGGTTACCCGGCATGGCCCAAGGGGGCACCGATGAATGAGGACGACTACTGGGTTAATCCGCGCGGTGAAGGTTTCGTGGATCTGCCGGACGTATACGCGGCGATCGACGCGAAGACCCGTGATGGGATGTTCCCGACCTGCCGGACGGAACTCAAGGACGCCCCTTTCGGGTACCGGTGTACCCGAGCGTATGAGCACACCGGCCGACACATCGCCCAAGGCCGCATCGGTGTCCTGTGCGCGTGGCCGGGGCGGCAGGCACCGTCGATGGCGGACGTCACGTGAGTACGTTCGTTCCGGCGCCCCCACCCGTCACGGTCGCCTACGGAACATCCCCCGAAATCCATTACGACTGGCGCCATTACGCGGCGTGCCTGCGATCGGATCCGGAACTGTTCTTCCCCCACCCCGGACAGGAAGACATCTCGGATGCGCTCGCCGTGTGCGAACGGTGTCCGGTGGACGCGGCGTGCCTGGCTCATGCCCTGAAACACCGCATCAACGATGGGGTGTGGGGTGGGAAAACCGAAGCGGAACGCCAAGGCATCATCCGACGCGCATCCCGAGCGAAAGGACGACACACCGCATGACCGTTTTACGGGCGGAACTGTTGGGTTCCCCGAAACCCAACACCCCAGACTGGTACGCGCTCCGCCGGGCCGGGATCACCGCCACCGACCTACCGCAGATCCTCGGCCTGTCCGCGTACGGCAACGCCCTCACCGTGTGGCACGACAAACAGGGTGACCTACCGCCCGGAGAACCCTCCGAAGCGGGATTGTGGGGGCATCTGCTGGAGGACCCGGTAGCTCAGGAATGGGCCCGCCGCACCGGTAACACCGTGTCTCAGGTGGGGGTACTCGCCCACCAGCATGAGCCGTGGATGCGGGCTTCCTGTGACCGGCTGATCGACGGGACGAACGCCGCGTTGGAGGTGAAAACCCGGTCCGCGTACAAGGCTGGGTTGTGGCGGGATGACATCCCGGATGACGTCCTTGCCCAGGTCGCCTGGCAACGGGTGGTCGGTCAGTTCGATTACGTCGACGTCGCCTGTCTCATCGGCGGTCAATCCCTCACCACCTACCGGTACGAAAAGGACACCGAACTAGAGGATTACCTTCGTGAAGCCGCTGTGACCGTGTGGCACGCGGTCACCACGAAAATCCCTCCGCCGGTGGACATGGACGCGGTCCTGTTGAAACTCCTCGACCGGCTGTACCCCGACCGGTCCGGTATCCGCACCATACCCCCGGACCAGGGGTTCGCCCTGGTCAACGCCTACCAGACCGCCTGCACAGAGGTGAAATTCGCTGAAGAACGCAAAGATGCCGCGAAAGCCGCCGCCGTCCTCGCGCTCGGAGACGCCGACGTATTGCAGATCGACGGGTGGGACGACGAAGGCCCAGTGTTCACCTACCGGCAGCAGGAAAAAAACTCGGTCAGCGTCCGCGATCTCGAAGCGAACGACCCGGAACTGTACCTGAAAGTCCTTGAAGGCGGCCACATTAACACCACAACCAGCCGGGTCCTGCGAACCGGCAAAGGAGCCACACATGTCTGACCTTCGTAACACGGCCCGGGGTCGCGCGTCAGCGGGTAAGGATGTCGCCAAACGGGGTTCTGAGGTGGAGTTGAAGGACAAGCTGCGGAAGATGGAAGCGCAGTTTCAGTTGGCGATGCCGAAGGGGATGGAAGCGAAACAGTTGATCCGGGACTTCATGACGGTGTTGTCGACGACGCCGAAACTGTATGAGTGTGACCCGACGTCGATCCTTGGGGCGTTGATGACGTGTTCGCAGTTGGGGTTGCGGCCGGGGGTTCTCGGGCAGGCGTGGGTGTTGCCGTTCGCCGGTAAAGGGCAACTGATCATCGGGTACAAGGGGTACGCGGCGCTAGCGCAGCGGACAGCAGCGATCGCGGACATCAGCGCCCGGATCGTCCGTGAAAACGATTACCTGGACTACGAATTCGGGTTGGATGAGCGGTTGGTACACCGGCCTGCCATGGACCGGCCCCGGGGCGAAGCGACCGCTTTCTACAGTGTGGCCCGTACCAGCACGGGTGGGCGGTACTGGGAACTCATGTCGAAGATCGAAGTCGAAGATCACCGGGACCGGTTCGCGATGGCCCGGAAGTTCGGGACGATCGGGAAGTCCGGACCGTACAAGAAAGGCATCGTGATTGGGCCGTGGGTTGACGATTTCAACGCGATGGCGAAGAAAACCCTAGTCATCAAAACGTTGAACCTGGCTCCGGCGTCCACCGAACTCCAGAAAGCGTTCGACGTTGACGGGTCCACCCGCTTCGACCTGTCACCCACCGCTGACGTGGGGGAGGTATCGGTGATCGAGGACGACGGGCGGGACGCCGACGAGGGGGTTATTGACCCCCCCGACGGCCCACCCCGGGACCCGGCGGAACCCTCCGATGAGGAATGGGCGCGGATCCAGGCGGGTGAGACGAATGGCTGAACTCCTCACCATTGACGGGCCGAGAGAAGCCACCATCAACCTGTACTGCTGGGCGTGCCAGAAACTCCACCCGATTGACGTGGCTGATGTGGAGCGGCTGATCTACGCGTTGTCGGCCGGGGAAGTTGAAGCGTATGACGCCGGGTACGCGAACGGCACCCACGGCGTCACCATCGACGAAACCTTCACCGAGATTTCCTGCCTGTTCGTTCCCCTCCAAAGATCCATCAGTAGTACTGGTTTCCTCGAACACGTGGAAGCCCGGATCGCCGTAAGGATGGGCTCATGACCTGGTTTGATCGTTTGGTGTTTTTCCCGCCCGTCGTGGCCCTGTTGGCGATTATCGGGTTGGTGGTGGGGGTGATCGGTCCGGCCCCGGCAACAGCGACAGCCCCCGCCAACGTCACGTGTATCGCCCACCGGGGCGGTGACCACTGGTCGCCCGCGCATACGGAAGAGACGGCCGCGACGTACGCGGCGGCGATTACGGCGGGGGTACCTGAGGTGGAGGGGGACGCCCGGTTCACCTCGACCGGGTACCCGTACCTGTTGCATGATGCGACGCTCGGTCTGTTCGGGCACTCCTCGACTACTCTCGCGGCTGTGTCCGGAACCGTTGCGACGGGGCCGACGTACGTTTCGGCGACCGGTGATCAGTTGCTCAGCTTGTATTCGTTGCGGGAGATGTTGAAGGTGGTCCCGACCCGGTTGCAGTTGGAGTTGAAAACAACACTGACGGAACCGAATTGGGTGATGCTGGCGTCCCGTCTGGACCCGATCAAAGACAAGGTCACGATCACCAGTTTCAACCCGGACACCGTCCAGGCCGCCCAGGAACACGGGTACCGGACCGGGTACCTGTCGTCGACGTTCTCCGAATCAACGGAAGCCCCGACCTGGGTTCAGGACTTCGCCACCCTCGAACCGGACGACGTCGCATTGCACGCCGCCCGTGGTGTGGCCACTCAGACGTGGACGATTGACACGGCCAACGACTGGGATGCGGCGGCGGCGGCCGGAGTCACCGGGATCATCACCAACGATCCGGCGGCGTGCATGGTGTGGGCCGCGTCATGACCGATCCGTGGTTCTGGGTTGTGCTCATGTGGTGGGCGCTGATCTGCGGGTGGAATCGGGCGGTCCCCCTGGATTACCGGATCTGTATCGCACTGGGTATCAACTACACCGTGGTAGCTGCAGCCATGCTGATCCGGGACGGGATCACCCCGGGCGGGGTGCTGGAGTCGTTCATCGCTGGTTGGTGTTGGCATCGGGCGTGGGTCAACCGGCCACCGCGCCGCCGTAAACCCTCGAAAGTGTTGGCTCGGGTTCGGGACCTGGGGCACCGGTTGGCGGTGGAACCGTCATGACGTACGGGGTTCAAGCCCAAGGCTTCACCCCCCGAGAACGGAAGATCGCCGATCTGGTGTCGACCGGCCACACCAACGCGGGTATCGGGGTCCAACTGCAAATCTCACATCACACCGTGAAAACCCACCTACAGCGGATGTTTCGGAAAACCGGGACCGTGAACCGGGCGGACCTGGTGCGGTTCCTCGCGGAAGGGTTAGAACCCGGAACCCCCATGATCCGCACCACCGAAGAGGTGGTGGAAACCCTGAAAGCGATGCGAACGCAACGGGCATCATTCACAGCGGAGTGGAACACCCCGGCGTTCTACCGGCAGGAAGGCGAAGTGATGATCTTGGATGCGTTGATTCGCCGGTTGATGCCTGCCCCCGTTCGAGCCCGACCACGATCAACGGAGACCCGGTGAGCGCGAACACGGTAGCGGTGGTGTGGATCGGGGTAGTCCTGGCCGTCTTTTTCCTGATCGGGTCCTGTATCAGCGCAGCCAACCACCCCCCCGAAAAACCCACACGATGCGTCGCCTACCAGAACCCGGGCGGAACGCCGGGGGACTCCTGTCAGGATCTCGGGGAGGAGTGGTCGCCGTGAACATGATCCGGTTGTCCCGGCCGTGCCCCGGGTGCGGCAGGAAGATCAACCCATCCCGGTATGCGTGCTGGACATGTTGGCGGAGGCTACCCCCGGATCTACGGACGTTGGTACTGCGGGCGTGGGGTAGACGCACCCACGGTGAACCTGGTGCCGCTACCGAGCACCAGGCCGCCAAAGGGAAGGCATCAGCATGGTTCACGGACCACCCCCGGTGACACCGTGCCCGTTCCGCCGCTGGTGCTACTGCACCGCCGGAGCCTGCGAAGCGACGAAGGAGAAAACCTGATGACCGGTCCGTTCGGGCAACCGAGACAGTGGGTGGTGGAGTTGCCGTTCACAGTCCCGTTGTCGATGAACGATTCACCGCCGATGTCGGCGGGGGCGCGGATGGCTCGGGCGCGGATTGTCCGGACGTGGCGGGACACGTCGTGCACTCTCGCCCGGCGGGCGGGGGTGCCCCGGCTGGAAAGGTTTACCGCCGTCCTCAACTGGCAACCCGGACGCAACGCCCGCCGGGACCCGGAAAACTATTTCGCGGCGGTGAAACCGTTGGTGGATGGGCTGATTGATGCGGGGGTGGCCCGGGACGACACAGGTGTCTACTACGTGTCGTCCACCCCGATCATCCACCCAGCAGTGAAGGGGGAAAAGCCCCAAATGTGGTTGACGGTGGTGGATCTTTCAGACCAGCCCGGCGCACAGCAAACACTGAACATCTAACCAGGGAAGGTAACTAATTGTGACCGATTTGAAGATCGATGGGAAACCGAACGCCGGATCGACGTCGGCACTCGAACCCCACATCACCCGCCTATACGACAAGCCCGGGTTGAGCATCATGGCGGTGGTGGAGTTCCGGCACGACCAGCGAACCCAGGTCGCCGCCGGGTCCGACAAGAAACAATCCGTCACCGTAAAGATCATCGGGTGTGAGGTGGCGAACCCGGAACAGGAAGGAGCGCTGCGGGAAGCCCAGCGGGCCCTCTACCTCCAACGCACCGCCGCCGGGACGATCGATGAAGACGGGGCCGTCACCCTCAACGACGACACCATCCGCCGCACCGGTGGCCTGTTGACGGCGATCGAGGTGGCCCGGCTACGGGCCGGGTTGTTGTCGTGGACGGCGTACACCCGTCAAGTCGTTGGCACCGCCCACAACTTTTCCGCCACCGAAATCGCCCACGAACTTCAGGCCATCGCGGACGGCCTCACCGCCGTCCTGACGACGGCCGCCCTCCCGATCGGAGACGACGATGCCTGATGACGAACTGACGGACGGGCCGACCTACGCCCAACACCGGGCACGGCTGAACACGCTCGAAGCGGAACAACGGCTCCGGGAGAAGATCGCCGCGTCCGAACAGTCCGCCCCCGCCCGCCCGGTAGAGGACCGTAACGACGTCCGTCCGCCGGTGCCCGATCTGCCGCCGGTGACGTGGGATGAGGACTGGAGGGAAGCGCTCCGCCTCGCCGTCGGCCTGTACGCCGGATGCCCGTCAACGGTGACCGTCGACGCATCCCAGCGAGAGTTTCTCCGGACGGCGGCCTGGTTCTACACCGTCGTCTCCACCCCACCCGTTCCGGGAGATTGGGGGTGACCGGGGTACAGGTGGCACCGGACGCCCGGGACGCCGTCCTGCGACTCCTGTACGACCACACCGTGGCGAAGTCCCCCACCCTCATCTGGGAAGCCCTCGCTGAGGCGCTGATCAGTGCGGCGATTACGGACCCCCCCGTCACCGCCCACCAACTCGAAATCGACGGCGAGTACGTGGCGTCGCTGCGGGCCCAACGCCGGGCGGCCGAACTCCAAGCCGAACACTCCCAACGACTCGCCGCCCTGGTCGAACGGTCCGAAGTACTCGCCGAGATGCAAATCGAGTTGGCCCGACGCCAACTCGAAGAGACGCCCCAGCCGTTCGTCGTGGATGACCCGGATCCGGGTGGAACATGAAGGATCCGCAGACATGCGTAGACCAGGGGAGACAGCGATGGCCGTAACTCAGCGCATCCGGTATGAGGTTCTGCGGCGGGACGGGTACCGGTGTCGGTATTGCCGGACGTCGGAGGAATCGGCCACTCTGACTGTTGATCATGTCCTGCCGACGGCTCTGGGTGGAACGGATGACCCGGCCAACCTGGTAGCCGCGTGTGTCGACTGCAACGCGGGTAAAACGTCCACGGCCCCGGACGGGCCGTTGGTGGACGACGTCGCGGCGGACGCGGTGCGGTGGGCTCGGGCCATCACCCAAGCCGCCGAAGAGGCTGCCTTGGACCGCTCGGCCCGGGAGAAAAAACTCACCGAATTCACCGACGTGTGGGATCGGTGGAAATACCCGGACGGTCAGTCGGAGCCGCGTCCGACTAATTGGGCCGCGTCGGTGGAGTCCTGGATGAAAGCAGGGTTGACGATCCCGGACCTCAAGGAGCTCGCCGATATAGCGCTCGGAAACTCGAGGATTACCGACTCGTGGAGGTACTTCGCGGGGTGCTGCTGGAAACGAGTGAAACAACGGCAGGCCAGGGCCAAGGAAATACTCGCGGCGCAGGACTGTGACCGCTGCGAGGGGGTCTGTGAATTCGGCGATGTGGGCGAATGTGCTCGGAGTGCGGCGGAGGACGCGGCGTGGGGGGAGGGGTTCAAGGCAGGATGTCCGCCGCCGTCCGCCGCCGACACAGCGGCGTACCTCTTAGAGATCGTCGTCGATCTGGCGCCGATCATGCGTCCGGCATCACCGATAGTGTTTGACCACCCGAGTTCGTCACCGATTCCGTTCGAAGTTCGTGCCGTTCCGGAATGGTTGGCGTCCTGATGGCCCGGGATTACGCGCGGATCCTGACCCGGATTTGGGCGGACCCAGACTTCCGGACGTTGGCTGTCACCGAGCAACATGCGTACCTGATGGTGTTCTCCGATCCAGCGCTGACGTACTGCGGGGCGGGGCCGCTGACGGTGAAGCGGTGGGCGAACCAGTCGGCCGGGGGTACGGTCCGCAAGATCCAGACGGCGATCGAAGGACTCGCGGCGCGCCGGTATCTGATCATCGATGGGGACACGGACGAGATCATGGTTCGGTCGCTGATGCGCAATGACCAGGTGTTTCGTCTTCCGAACGTCGCTAAGTCCGCGTATGCGTCTTGGCGGGCGGTGCAGTCACCAGTCATCCGGGCCGAGTGTCTTTTCGAGGTTCACCGGGTCCACGACGGACCGGCGTCCGAGTGGCATCCGAGGACGTTTTCCGATGAAGGGGTGGCCGAATGGTTGAAGGAACCCTTACCTGAAGGGTTACCTGGAGGGTTCCTGAAGCGGTTCCCTGAACCCTTGCCTAGAGGGTTCGAGGAAGGGATCCGGTAACCCATGCCCTATCGCGCGCGGGCGGCCCCTGCCCCTTCCCCTTCCCCTGCCCCTTCCCCTTCCCCTCCGCACAGTCACCTAGGAGGTACTATGGTTTTTTAAAAACAGCGATTAATCGCCAAATCCAAAACGTCACTTTAGTAACGCGAGGCTTGAAAACGATTGGAATTGGAAAATTAAATGGCAACCAGGGACCAAATTCAAAAACTGGCTGGGGCAACTAATGCCCTTCGCCCTGATTGGCCGGTGAAGTCATTGGTCACCTACCTCGAGAAGAATCACGCCGCCAGGGCGTACAAGGATTTGGCGCTAGCTTTAGCGTGGTTAGCGACGGACGAGGAGACCCAGAATCCGGCGCGCCTTGCAGAATCCGGGCCTTGGTGGACGGCGACCCGTGGATCAACCCTCCGAGGAACGCCCCGGGTTGGTCCGGAACCGGGCGAAGAGCGCTGCGGGTACGCCGGTCACGAGCATGAGTCGGCGGCCCGTTGTCGACTGTGTGCGGCCGAACGGGCGGCCGGAGATGTCCCGGAGCGGCCCTCAGAGCCCGCTCCGGCGCCCGAAAGCATCGTCCGGGTAGCCAACGCCCACCGCACCCGTTCTGGGCCGCCTACGGGCCGCACAGGGCTTCGCGACTTCGCTCAGACCGAGGAGCTCCGCGAACCCGACCCGGCCGCCGTGGCTCGCTGCGAGCGGACCGGCTGCGGCGGGTACGTCGTCCGCGACGCTGCTGGGCTCGCGGCCCACCAGGCCGTGTTCGGGCATCTGCCCGAGCTGGCCGACAATCCCCCGAAACCCGTCGCGGATCCTCCGCGATGAGCACCACCCCATCCCCCGAAGGGAACGAAAGCACCATGAGCACCAAAACCACCAATACCCCCACGGTCTCTCCCCCCGTGCTGACTTTGGTCACCCCGGACATGGCTCGGGACTGGCTCGCGGCGAACACGGACGGTAACCGCAACCGGAACTACACCCGGGTTCGGAACCTCGCGGCGATCATCACCGACGGCGGGTGGAAGGTCACCCACCAGGGCATCGCATTCGACAGCACCGGGAAACTCACCGACGGCCAACACCGTCTCGCCGCGATCGTCGCAGCGAATGTCCCGGTGCAGATGTTCGTCACTTTCGGTATCGACGCGTTCGCCGTCATCGACACCGGAACCCCCCGCACCGCCGCTGACGTTCTCCACATCGGCGTCCACCCGCAAGCGTCCGCCGCCGCCGCCGCACTGAAGCTGCTCATCAAGTACGAGCGCGGGGGCGACCGGCCGTGGGACCGCAGCTCAAACACCGGCCCCGCCGTGATCTCCGCAACCGCCGCAACCGCCCAAACGGAAATCCTCCGGTCCGCGATCATCTCCTCGAAAAAGGTGGCGTACCGGACCAAGGGCGCCCCATCCGGGTTCACCGCCGCCCTGTACGTGTGCGAGCAGTGGGCCACTCGCCGGTTCGCTCACCCCGAATACCAGGGATGGGTGGACGGTTTGGCGTCCGGGGTGGGGCTGGGCGACAACGACGCCCGGTTGGCGTTGGCGTCGTGGGTGAACGGGGCCGGACGCCTCATGTCCCACTCCCAGCGCAACGAACTCCAAATGCAGCTCACCATCAAGGCTTTCCACCTGCACACGCTGGGGAAGACGATGAGCCGGATGCAGGTCGTCAACCCCCGCGTGTTCGTGTACCGGTTGCCCGGACCGGACTTCCGGATCGACGGTGTGTACGCATGATGCCGAAGGAAGACCTGGTGACAGTCATCCTTAGCGTCCTGGAAAGGGAAGCCGGGATGGAAACGGCGATTGTTCCGGTGCAGCAGTTGGCGGTGACGATGGCGGTGCGGATCCTGGCCCGGGACCAGGAGTTAGCCACCGCCTATCAGCCGCTGACGATGACCCGGGCCCAGTTCGCGGAAATGGTGGAGCTGGAACGCCACCGGCCCACCCGCCGCCGCGAAATGCCTGTCTCACTGCCGAACCTCGACACCCCCGAGATCATCGCCGAACGGTTGCGGATCCTCGCGGAAATCCCCATCGGCGGGTCGGACGCCGTCGACCCGGACGTCGACGGGTGCCCCACATGAGCCGGGTCCTCCCGGTCGCGATTGTCGTCCTGGCTGGGGCCTTCGGGGCCCTGGCCGGGGCGGCATCCCCCGACCGGCCGACCGGGATGGTGTGGATCGTGGTGTGCGGGGTGTTCCTCGGGGTGTGCTTGTCCGCCGCCTACCAGATCGGCCACCTCACATGAACGACCGCCCGACCGACGAACTGGGCCGCGAAGCGACGGATCCGGTGGCCGCGATGACCCAGATGTACCGGCTCCGCTGGGAAGGCGTGAAAACCATTGACCTGTACCGGTTTATGTCGGGGGATCCGATGGAGGTTCCGTTGACCGCCGTTCACCAGACCGTTCCGAATTCCCGTATCCCTAGCCGGTTCTGGCACCAGGTCATCGGGGAGCCCACCGAAGACCCCCTCGGCCAGTACGAACAGTTCAAACAGTGGGAAGCAGAAGATCGGGGGTTCGTCCGGGAGATACGTCTGAACATCTGGGTGGGTCACCCCGGTGACGACGCCGGGCATTGGTCACCGCTGATCACGTTTCACATGCCTAACGATGAAGCCCAGCGGATCATCGAAACGATTCGAACTGTCTGGGCCGAAGAACACCGAAAGGAACGACGATGACGGACAAAATCCTCACCAACGCTGCCCTCTCCGCCCTGCAAGCCCGACAGGACTCTTTACTGTTGGAGTGGTGGGCGGGCCTGAAAGACGCCGAAACCACCCCCATGCCACCCCCCGACCCGAAACCCACCGGGCGGGGGTGGTTGTCGGGTGTCGCGGACGGTGTCGACATCATCACCGGGTGGCCTGCGTTCCGGGGCTCCCCCACCACGTACGCCCGGGTGTGGGCGGACTCCGACCGCTCAAACATGGACAACCTGTGGGCTTTACAGGACCTGTCGAAAACCGGGTACTCGGGTGTCCTCGACCTAGCTGTGGGTGGGCCTACCGACTGGGCGTCCGCCGCGACCGGCGGATACGACAGTGTGTGGGCGGGGCAGTGCCGTAAAGCGTTCCAGTTCTACGGCAACCTCAAACAACTCCACCTGTCCATGGCCCACGAATTCAACGGCAACTGGTACCCGTGGTCGGTGTCCCCCGGCCAACAGGCCAACTTCCGGACCGCGTACGCCCGCTGGTACCGGATTGTCCAGGCCGAACTCGTCGCCAAAGGCAAGAACGTCAAGGTGGTGTTGCCGTGTAACTCCGACACCACCCAAGGGTGGACCCTGGCGGACGGGCTCCCCGCCCCGACGTCGTTCGACATCCTGGGCTGCGATTTCTACTCGATGTGGCCACCGCTTGCGAACCAGAAAGACTGGGACGCCAACTATTACAGCATGAAAGGGGATGTCCCCCGAGGCATCGGGTCGTGGATGTGGTTGGCGAAAGACCTGAAGAAACCCCTCCAGTTTGGGGAGTGGGGGCTCAACCCCAACCAACCCAACAACACCGTCGATAACCCGTACTTCATCCAGAAAATGCGGGCCCTGTTCGCGTCGATCGCCCCCACCGACCCGTACAACCCGGGGCCGGGGGAGTTGGCCGGGGAAGCGTACTTCAACAACTACCCCACCAACGGTCGCCTGTTCCCCACCACCACCGCCCCCCAATCCCGCACCGCCTACCTAGGTTTGAAGTGGGGGACGGTATGAGCCGGTGGATTGATCGGGCCCACATCGGCGACGGAATCGTGATTCACCGGAACGATCCGGCCACCGGAAACCAGGAGTCCATCACCGGAATCATCACCGGGATACGGACATCCGACCACCTCATCGACGAAGCCACGTACGGGTGGATTTTCGATCTCAGCCCGTGGGGGGTCAGCGTCGAGATCCACCCGAACGATGAGGTGGAGTTCGGATGAGTGAGATCACCCTGCTCCACGTCATCCTGTGCGCGGTTGGTGGGGTGGCCGCCGGTCAAACCCTCATCGCCGGTGCCCTTTTGGTGCTGAAACGGCGAGAACGCCAACGGTAGACGACAAAACAGCGGGCCCCCGGCTACTCCGACCGGGGGCCCGCTGCGGGAATGAAGGAAAGTTAGCCGACCGGCGGGCGGGGCCCCTCGACCGGCGGCACCGGAACCCGCCCGGACGACCGCCGGGTGACCGGGTCTGTACGGTGCGAGGTTGGGTTCTGCGGGCCTAACCCCCCCTCCCCAACGGGTTGGCTGGGGATGTGTCCGTTCGTTGGGGAGACGGAATCGTCGCTGGTCCGGGGGGTGTCGATACGGCGGCGGCGCTGGTTCGGGCGGACTCGGGCGTAGTGGCGGAGGACGTCTTCACGCCAGATCGTTCCGCAGTCCAGAACGTCCTCCGGCGCCGGGAACCCGGGTTCTTGAACCAGCCGGTACCAGCGGGCGGCGCTGACTCCGAGGATCCGTTGTCCTTCAGCGGCTCCGGCGAGTTTCATGGGTCTAAGGCTAGGTCCGGGTAGACGAGTAGACAAGTAGAGGGATTATCTCCTAAGGTCGTGTTGTTATCCGAAACGGACTACCGCCCGCCTCCCCCCGAAGGGACCCGATCATGAACGGTCAGCCACGCAAACGCGGTGCCGCCGCGAAAGTCCTCGACTACCTCATCACCCACCCCGACACCACCCTCACCATTGACCTCCTGGTCCGCGAACTCCGCCTCCAGCGCTCCACTGTCACCGCCAGTGTCGCCCGCTTCGTGAACACGTGAACACGTACCCCGAATTCGAACGCCGCGCCCAAGGTGTCTACCGGTGGAACACCGTCACCACCGAAAACGGGGCCGTCCCCGCCTTGAACAACGCTGTGGGCGGCGTCCTGCGGGACTTCGTCGACGTCCCCCGATCCCCCGCCCTGCCCACCAACCCGGACGATGAAGAAATCCTCATCACCGTCGTCTCCAGGCGCGGAGACGCACGACTGGTCCGCGACACCGCCGACGGAACCCTGTACACCCTCACCCCCTTCGAGTTCTGATGAGCGAATTCTGGTACCGGGTCAACGTTTTCGTTGCCCAGTACACCGCCCCCGAACCCCCACCCCCCGCCGATGCCCCGGTGACGTTCTGGTACCGGATCAACAGCGTCTCCGCCGTCGTGGCCGGGTTGTTCCGCCGCAACCTTGTCCCCGGCCCCGGCGCCACCGCCATGACCGACCCGGACTACTTCCGCACCCCCCGCCCCTGGTGGGACCAACGCGGCATCCCCAACGCCACCGAACCCGAACAACCCGAACACCTTGACCTGACCGACTTGGATCTCCTCCACCGAAGGGAATGGTGACCATGCTGAAGTTCCAGCCCGCCCCCCACACCGACCACATCACCGCCGACGGAACCGAACTCACGAAACTCCCCTACCCGGTGTACGCCGATAAGGACGGCATAGGCCAACTCGGAACCGAACCCATCGCCGTCATCGGTTTCGTTGCCGATCTCTCCCGTCAACAAGTTGACCTACGGTGGGCCGACATGGCTGACCCGCAGCAAGCCGTCGGCCAATACATCATCATCCGTAAGGACACGCTCGGTGACGAGTGTGGCCGTTGGGCCACACTCGCCCCCGCGATCGCGTCCGTGACAGAGGTGAACTGATGTTCATCCGGGTCACCACCGGCGCGGACCACACCGAACGCTGGGTTAACGTCGACCGGATCCAGCTCATGGATCCGGGATCGTTCGCGCATCCCGGGGCCGTCCTCACCCTTACCGCCGGCTCACGTATCCACTGCCACGAAACTCCCTCCGAACTGATCGAGGGGGGTCTGTCGTGAACGCCCTGCCGCACGCCCAGCGTCCGTGTGCGGAGTGTCCGTGGCGTAAGGACGTCCCGGTCGGGAAGTTCGCTCCGGCCCGGTACGAGGCGCTGCGGGAAACTGCCGGGCACCCCGGCGCGGAAGCCGGGTTGGACGCGCCGGTGTTCGCGTGTCACATCAGCGAAGCCGGGAAGGACCGGGCGTGCGCGGGGTGGCTTGCACAAGCCGGTATCGAGCATCTCGGGATCCGCTTCGCCGTCGCAACCGGTCGGCTTCCCGCGCACATGCTGGCCCCGAAACCGGGGTGGCCGGACTTGTACGACGATTACGAGGCGATGGCCGAAGCGAACGAGGAGTAAAGGAGTCGAGAGAGTGAGCGATCTGGTGTGGGTGAAGTCGTCGTTTTCGAACGCTAGTTGTGTGGAGGTTGCCGCCGACAACGGTCGGGTGGCGGTGCGGGATTCGAAGGACCCGGACGGGGGGACGCTGCTGTACACGGGGGCGGAGTGGCGGGCGTTTTTGGCGGGAGTGCGTAACGGCGAGTTCGATCACCTTCCCGATGGGGGGGGGTTGACCTGCGGTTATGCCCCGTTTCCGGCCTGGTGAGATCGGGGTCGGAAACGGGGCCTCCCGGGGAGCTGTAGTCCCGGAATTTTCTGAAACCGGTACCGGTTTACAGTAGACAGGAAGACAAGTCATCTACTACAGTAAGTCCTGTAAGTAAGACATACCGACCGGAGGCCCCGCCATGAACTTCCCCACCGCCACCCGCACCGCCGCCAGCAACTACACCCGAGGCACCACCACCAACCAGACCAAAGCGGCGGCCGTCCAAACCACCGCCAACCAGGTCCTTCACCCCGCCGCCGACACCGACCTGTGGACCGCCGCGATGAACGCTCTCCTGTTCCTCACCGCCGATCTCGGCCCCTCCATCAACGCCTAACCCCCCGGGCCGGGGGCGGTTGCCCCCGGCCCCACCCTCCCCGAAGGAGCAATCGAGATGGTCACCAAGCAGGTAGCCCGCAGGTTCCGTGCGCAGCTCCGTCAGCTGGGTCTGTTCGTTGAAGCTCCCGCGTGGGGCGAGGGCCTCGCAGCGATCGAAGTGCGCAGCGATAGCGATGTCGATGCCGCTCTCGAAATCCTGGGCCAGGTCCAGCACCTGGACATCGTCAAGATCACGGCTACCCGCATTTTCGTCGACGCCGTTTAGTTCCTGCCCGTCGCAAGTCCACCTCATCCCCCGTGCAGCGCGCAAAGCCCGCCGCCCCGAAGGAGCCCGCCATGACCACCTCAGCCCTCACCGTCGTCGACGTCCTGTACTCCGTCCCGGTCCCGGGACTCGACGTCCGGGCACTCGCCAGCACCCGCGTCACCCTCGGCCGGTACACGTTCGGCGACCCGTCCGTCAGAACCACCACCGTCGACGACATCCCGACCATCATCGAACTCCGACGCGGATACCAGCCCGGAACCGTCAAGGTCGTCAAGGTCGTCAAGGTCGCCAGTCTCGACCCGACCGGCCGCTACGAAGACGACACGGCCGACGCCGAAATGAACGACCGCCCAGCTCTATAACCCGCCCCGGCGGCCGGTCACCCGACCGGCCGCCGACCTCCCCCCGAAGGGAAAACCCACCGCCATGAGCCTCGACTACGACCTCACCGCCACATCCCTCCCTACCGACGACGACGGCGGGCGAATCTGGACTCTCGCCACCGAATACCTGATCTTCGCGACCATAAGTGTCGGCATCGGTGACCTGTCCGCAAAGAACGCCCCCGAGTTCTACGCCCGGTTGCAGATCATCCAAGACATGGACCAGGTCATCCCGGCCCGGCGTGTCAACGCCGCCGACATCACCCAACACATCGGCCTGAAAACCAACGTCACCGGCGAAACCCGGGCCCACTGGTTGAAGCGGGTTGTCGGGTCGCAGATGGACCGAGAAGCAGCGAACTTCACCGCCGCCGCCGACCGCGAAGACCCCCGCCCCCCGCTCCTCCGGGGCACCGACCGCACCCCCGAAGGGAAGTACTGACCATGAGCAAGCCCAAGGAAGTCGCCTACAACCGGGCCCACGGCCTCCCCGGCATGTACCCCGGCCGCCGGTTCACCGGCCAAGACGGAATCCTTACCGCCGCCGACAAGGAAGGCATCTACGGCACCCCCCGCGATCTGGATCAGTCCGACTACGAAGCGTCCGGTCGTGACGCCGAACAGGACGCCGAACAGCAGTCCTACAACCAGGGCGAGTTCGACTCCACCCACAACGAAATCGACGTCGCCCGACTCGCAACCGAACAGGCATACCGGGAAGGCGTCGCCTCCACCCTCACCGACCAAACCCCCCAAGAACCGGCCGCGATCGCCCGAAGGAGCTACTTCCCCGGTATCCCTAGCCCCGACGCCCCCACCCCCGCCCACGTCAGCCTCCAGGAGGTTTTAGCCCCGTACTACCGCACCCCCGAACAGGTCACCGCTGACACCGCCCGGGACGCCGTCGCCGCCCACGTCGCCCGGTTCGGTCCGGCCAGCGGCCGGGCGTTCGCGTTCGGGTACCTCTCCCAAGAGATCCTCACCTCCACCACCACCACCGAAGCCCGAACCATCCACACCGGGCTAGAACAGGGACTCCGCCGATAGTCTCGACCGCCCCCCCGCCCCGGCGGGGGGGCCTTACGCCCGGTTAGCTCAATGGTGGAGCGCCGTTTGCCGACGGCGGTGTTGGTGTCCTGGCGGGCCACTACCAACACTCACCAGGTTCGATTCCTGGACCGGGCACGCAACCCCCCACTCCCGAAGGTGTGTGTGCGATCTGCGCGAATCCACCCCAAGCGGAACCGACTGCATGTCGACCATGATCACGAGACAGGAAAGGTGCGAGGCATTCTGTGTGGCCCCTGTAACGGTGCCCTGCACTATCTCGAACGGAAAGACTGGCTAGACAACGCCAATCAGTACCTCGACCGCTTCCCGAAGGAGCAAAGACACCATGAGTAAAGAAACTCTCAAGGCGCTAAATAGCAGCACGCTGATCGGGTTCACCGACCAGCGCGGCAACGCCTGGCACTACCGCAAGGCCGAACAGGGCGCAGAGTCCAACCACTACCCGGGCGAGATCCCGGTGGAGGACGTCCGCCGCCGCCTGTTCGACTTCACCGTCGAACCGTGGGACGTGGCGGTGTCCCCGAAACTCCCCACCGACGCCGACCCCGCCGACCGGGAGTTCCGGCAGTGGTCCGCCGACCCGGACCGGGTGGCTTGGGTGCGTAGCGACACCGGTAAACCGATGGGGTACTTCAAATCCGGGTACCAAGGCCACCAGTACGGGGCGTGGCTGCTGGACACGATGGCGAAACTCGACCTTCCCGTCGGGTCAGCGGGTCTGCTGCGGGACGGAGCGATCGCCTGGGTTCAGGCCGAACTCCCCGAAAACGTGTCCGCCGGGGGAACCGGAATCAGCTTCCGCCCCAATCTTCTCAACACCACCTCGTTCGACGGGTCCGTGAAAACCACGTTCAAGAAAACGTTCACCGTCGTCGTCTGCGACAACACGTGGCGGATGGCGTTGGACGGGTCCGGCGCCGAGTTCGCCGTGTCCCACTCCCGGTACAGCCTCGACCGGTTGTCCGGCGCCGGTAGCGCACTCGGCCTCCTCGACAAAGCGGCCGTCGAGTTCACCGCCCACCTCGAAAACCTCACCCAGCAAGCCGTCAGCGACCGCCAGTGGGCCCGGTTCCTCGACCGGTGGGTACCCGTCACCAACGCCCACGGAACCGCGTTAACGGGGCAAGCGTTGACGCACGCCACCAACAAACGGGACACCCTCAACACCCTGTGGAAGGACGACCCGCGCGTGGCCCCCTGGACCGGGACCGCGTTCGGTGTCGCCCAAGCCATCAACACCTTCACCCACCACAAAACCCGCGTCCACAAAGGCAACGACCGGGGCGAACGCAACACCCTCGCTACCGTCCTCGGCGACACCGCCCGCGTTGACAACGACGCCCGCCGCGTCCTCACCGCCGTCCTCCAGGAGACATCATCATGATCCACACCGAACCGCATCCACTCGCCGGTCAAACCGTCACCGTCACCTTCCGCACCTACTACCCCGTAGCCGTCCGCACCGCAGAGTTCAAGGTCGAAGACTGGTGGGATCGGGTAGCCGGGAAAAGCTGGATGAACTCCGACGGGAACCCGGCCGCCCTCCTGTACGCCGTCCGCTCCGCCGACGAAAACCTGCCCCTCGATGACGCCGTCGTATACGGGAAAATTGGGTGGCAAGGCGTCCTCTTCCACATCAGCGAAATCGCGGATCCCGCCTAACAAGTCCCGGTCCGGGTCTGCCGTTGCCAGGCCCGGACCGGCACCCCCCGGCGCGGGTGTAGCCCAAATTGGAAAGGGCGCCAGGCATATAGCGGCCTGGAGACGCGGGTTCGATTCCCGCTACCTGCACGCACCAAAAACAGAACATCCACCCCCGAAGAGGAAATCATGCCCACCATCATCAGTCTCGTCTTCCTAGCGGTCACCGCGATCGTCGGTATCGCTGTTGCTGTACTCGCTAAACCCGCCGACCGCGACGGGTACCGCAGCAGTGACGTTCCGGTCCGGGCGATCGGTGTCGCTACCGCCGTGTTCTTCACCGCCGCGTTTCTGACCGTGTTCGCGTTGAACTCGGTGAAGCTTGTCGGCGCGAACGAAGTCGGGGTGAAAGTCACCCTCGGATCCGTCGATCAGAAACCCCTCACCCCCGGCCTGCATTGGGTGGCCCCGTGGACGAATGTCGAAACCCTCCCCACTCGGCCGAAAACGTTCACCGTCACCGCGAAAACCCGGTCCTCCGAAAACGGGATCATCTACACGAAGATCAGCGCTCGCTGGGCAACCGACAAAACCAACGCCGCTGATCTTTTCCTGCAAGTCCGCACCGGCGACGAAAAAGAAATCGAAAGCGCCCTCCTCACCCCCAACATGGTCGGCGCGGCCGGGGCATATCTCGGCGATAAAACGAACCTCGACATCATCAACGGCCGCAACTGGGTTGCCAACGGTGTCGGGATCGAAGGTGTCGCCCGCACCTACCTCACCAAATACGGGGTAGCTGTCGACACCGTCCGCATCGTCGAAGAAACCCCCGACAAAGACACCGACGCGAACATTCGCCGCGCCTCCGCCCAGGTCGTCGAAACCAACATCGCCGGACAAGCGAACCTCACCGCCAAAGCCCAAGCCGCCCGGAACCTCACCGAAGCCAACGGATACAAAGCAGCAGCCGACGCCCTCAAAGACCTCACCCCCAACCAACTCGCCCTGTTGTGTCTGCAAGCCGGGGAACGCATCGAAAACAAAAACACCGAACGCGGTGTCCCCACCTACGTCCTGCCCTGTGGTGCGGGCGACGTCCGCACCACCACCCCCATCAAATAACCCCCCCTCTTCCCGAAGGAGAGCCCGTGAACATCACGTCAGCGATCACCCTCATAGAGAACCTGGTGTACAAGCCGGGATGGGGGTTTGAAGCGTTCGACCACACCAACCGGTTCGAAGGATCCATCCGCGTCAAAATCACCTACCCCGCCCTCAACTCCAACCGCGACCAAGCCTGCGACGGGTACCCCACCGCCATCAGCACCTACGCGGAGTTCCCGATGGTCGTCGCGAACTGTGACGACTCCGGCCTGTACCGGCAGGTCGCCAACGCCATCGTCAAAATCGAGGAACACGAAATGCGGGAATTCCTCCGCGTCCAACCCACCTACTGGGCCCCTTTCCACCCCCACCGCATCGACGGGATGAAGCGGTGGAACTCAACGGACTCCGTGTCCGCCGACCAGGTCACCCCCGACCTGCAATTCGGGATCGCCTAATGGAAACGAACGAAGCCCACACCAAGCTCGCACAGCTCATGCGGGAAATGATCGCCGGTCAAACCCCATCCAGCACCGAAACCCAGGGACACACCACCATGACCAACGACGAAACAGTCACCAAAACCACGGAACTCGACCGGATCCGCACCGAAGTCCTCCAAAACCTGGCCCGCCTCGGGAAGGTCCAAACCGGAGACGACGCCCTCATCTACGAAGGCACCCGTTTCGTCCTCCCCACCACCATGGCCGGGAAAAGCCTTGACACCGCGATCCGGTACCTGCGGGACTACGAAGCGCAGATGAACGCCGACTTCAACTTCTCCCGCACCTTCAACTACCGCCCGTGGGACGGGGCCAACGCCTTCCAGCGGGCCATGCTCCGCACCTTCGGCACCACCGGCATCGGCCAGACCATTCCCGCCACCCTGTTCACCCGTGAACAGAAACCCGAATACATCACCATCCCCGACTCAGCCCACACCACCATCCAAATCCCTTGGGGGTACGTAAAGTTCGCGCCCCTCGAAGCGGAATTCGTCGTGGCCGGGACCCGCAGCAAAGAACTCGGAGTGCTGTTCCAGATCGGTGTGGAAGCCCCCCGCAAGTACCGGGCCCACATTGACGCGTTCTTCCAGGTCATCCAGGACGAACTCGAATCCCACTCCATCTACCGGGGTAAAGCCTTCACCGGCGGTGATGAGCCGGTGTTCATGGACACCACCGCAATCGACCCGGCCCGGGTGGTGTACACCGATGAAGTCCTCACCCAACTCACCACGAACCTGTGGTCGGTGCTGCGGTACTCGGACAAAATGGTCGCGGCGGGGGTTCCGTTGAAACGGTCCGTCCTCGTTGAAGGCCCCTACGGGACCGGGAAAACGATGGCCGGGCAGCTCACCGCCAAGGAAGCCGTCGATAACGGGTGGACGTTCATCATCAACCGGGCCGGGAAAGACAACCTCGAACAAACCCTCCAAACCGCCCAGTTGTACGCCCCGTCGGTGGTGTGGTTCGAAGACATCGACGTCATCGCCGCCGGTAAATCCGACGAGCAGGTATCCCAACTGCTCGACAGTCTCGACTCCATCACCAACAAAGGTGTCGCCGTCGTCGCCGGATTCACCACCAACCACGTCGACAAAATTCAGAAAGGGGTACTCCGGCCCGGCCGACTCGACGCCGTCATCCACATCGGCGCCCTGGACCACACCGCCATGGAAAAACTGATCCGCGCCACCCTCCCCAAAAACCTCACCGGCGACATCGATTTCCCAGCCGTCACCATGGCGTTCAACGGGTTCCTCCCCGCGTTCGCGAAGGAAGCCACCGACCGGGCCATCCGCTACTCGTTGGTTCGCGGTGCCGGGGAAGCCCTCCCCATCAACACCAGCGACCTGATCAACGCCGCCAACGGCCTCCGCCCCCAACTCGCCCTCATGGACGACGCCATCGAAGGCATCCACCGGGACTCGCTCGCGGAAGAGTTCCGGCGTCTCGTCCGCCAGGGCGTCGACCAGGTCTCCGTCATCGACACCGACGACGACACCACCGCGTACAAGCTGGCCGACCGACAGAAGTAACCCCCCCGGCCGGGCCGGAGGAATGCGTTCTCCCGGCCCGGCCAACCCACCCCCGACCGAACACCCCCGAAGGAAAAAGGATCATGACTGACGACACGACCCAGCCGGAAGACCTGTTCGACCCGGACAACGTCGACACCGATCAGGCCGAACCCACCACCAACACCAATTACCCCCCGAAACCCAACCCCATGAACGGTGGGAAAAACCCCTACCCCCGACCCGAAACCGGCCCCAACTGGCCCCTCATCCGCGCCACCCGCAACCTCATCGCATCCCTCCCCAACAACACCGAAGCCATCGAACCGGCGGAGAACATCGACCCGAACGGCTGGTCACAGGGAACGTGGCGGTGCGGGACCGGAATGTGCTACGCCGGATGGGCTTCCGCCCTCACCGGCGCCACCTTCCCCTACTCCGCCGACGAGGCCCAGGGCGCCCCGATCACCGACACCGGCGGATACACGGTCTTCGTACCGGCGGCGGTCGTTGTCCGCGACAGCATCGGGAAGGACCGGCGGATCAGCGAGTACGCCCGGCACATGCTCGGACTCGGCTACGAAGACTCTGACCTGTTGTTCGCCGGGGGCAACACCCTCACCGACATCGACGACGTCATCGCAGGAATCAACGTCGACGAATAACCAACCAGCACCACCAGTTTCGACCGGCCGGACCCGCTTTGAGCGGGTCCGGCCCGGGACATTAACCCCTAGGAGAAACCATGAGTACCGGAAACGTGTGGACCGCGATCCACGAAACCCACGGCACCGTCGCTGTCATCCACGACCACAACCTGGTCAACGCGATCCACACCCAACAGGAACACGCCGCGCGATCCAAGATCCTCCCCTGCGGTGCCGTGTCCGTGTCCGACAACGACATCGAAAACGGGTGGCAATGCACTCGCCCCGCCAACCACCCCGGCCGCCACATCGCCACCACCCGCACCGGAATCGCCGCCGCATGGCCCGGGAACCAACCCCCCACCCTTACCGACCTGAAAGCCACCCCATGACCAGCATCCCCCGCATCGTCGCCGCCCACGTCCTCGCACACTTCAACGAACCCGGCGGAATGAAAGCCGGATCCTTCACCACCCGGTTGATCGATGCGATCGCCGCCGCCGACCACCCCAACCAAACGAAACTCGCCCAGGTCTACCCCGACTACGTCGCCGCCGTCCAGTGTTTCCACAACGACTTCGACGGCGTCGAACACCTATACGCCATCGCCACCAACAACGCCGAACACCCGAGGATCACATGAACAGGCTCTGTAAGAACTGCAACAGGCTCTGTAAGAACTGCGGAGACCCCATCGCCCGCACCACCTTCGGCTGGGTCCACCTCGTCCCCGGCCTAGCCCGCTGCCACGACGACCGGTCCGCCGACGGATGGCGAGAAGCGAACCCGAACGGCCTCCTGGCCGAACCGTACCCACCCCTCACCCTCACCCCCGATGAAGTCCGCCGGATCGCCGCGTCCGCCGGGTTCGCCCTCAGCGACGACACCCGAGCCAATCTCAACGCCCGAGCCGACCACGCCACCCGACTCGGACAGAAAGTGATATTCGAATGACCAACGGAGCACCACTCCAACTCGCCATCATCGTTGCGGAACTCCGCGCCGTCCTAACCGACCCGGCCAACCTCATCAGCGCAGCCTCCCGCCACCGCATCGACGCCCTCATCTCCGCCAGCGTCGGCACCGCCAGCAGCGTCTACGGGTACGACGAACACCAACTCGCCCAACTCGCCACCGAACTCGGCGCCGGAGAGAACGGGAAAACCTGGTGAACGACCGACCCATCACCGCCGACCCAGACCTCACCGTCCAAGGACGATGGATCATCAGCGACGTCCCCAAACCCGGATACACCAACCCCAAAAGCGTATCCGGCCGGATCGTCCACACTCCCACCACCTACGGTGCCATCACGCTCAACGACCGGCCACTGTGCGGCCGGAAAATGCGGACCAACACCGTCTACACCAACCAACCCCCCAACTGCCCCAAATGCGCCAAACACGCCCATGAGAACCAACGGAGCTAACGGCGGGCAAGTCGGACTCGACTGCATCAGCGACGGCCACCTACTCATCGACTGGAAGAGCACCGGAAACTACACCGTCCGACAGAAGACCGACCCAATACCCGTCGTTGGGCGAGCCATCGAAGGGATCCGATCCTGCTGGTGCCTGTGGTGCGGCACCGCCTCCTACAACGGCGACACCGTCACCGACGAAACCCCCACATAACCCAAACCCTCAGGCACACTCAAACCATGAACGCCCCAACCGCCCCCCCTGGTTGGGGCGTTCACCATGCCTAGACCCGGCAAAACCAACGAACGCGGATACGGCGCCGAACACCGAGCCCTCCGCGCCCGCCTCGCCCCCCAAGTCGCCCTCGGCCTCACCGCCTGCTGGCGCTGCGGCAAACCCATCCTCGCCTGGCAACAATGGGACCTCGGCCACGACGACACCGACCGCACCATCTACCGAGGACCCGAACACCGAGGCACCTGCAACCGCAGAGCCGGAGCCATCAAAGGCAACCGAGCACGCGCCCAACGCCCTGCCAACCCCCCACCAGACATGGGATACACAGACCCCGACTGGTAGACATACACTCCACACAGCGGGTTGACGCAGAGGCAGCGTGCCGGGCTCATAACCCGGAAGTCATCGGTTCAAATCCGATACCCGCCACGACAAGGGCCCTTCACGTTGTGTGATCGGGCTTCAACGACAATGGACACAATCTGTGCGCCTTGACAAACCCCAAGGTAGGGGGGAGGGATCACCACGCGATCATGGTCTCACCAAGACCCCGCTCTCGCGCGTGTGTCTCTCTCTCCGAGTGACGGGCCGTGTTCTTAGGGTGACGATTTCAACCAGGGGAGTGCATCGGTGAAGTTCATTAAGACGTTGCAGGTGGATCCGGCACTGTTGTTGCCGTTTCCGGGGAACGCGAAGCTCCATGACGATGACGAGTTGGATGCGTCGGTGAAGCGGTTTGAGGGGCAGTTTCGGGCGGTGTTGGCGCGGCAGCTTCCGGATGGGGGTATGCAGTTACTCGCCGGTCATGGGACGACGGCGGCGTTGTCGCGGGCGGGGTTGAAGAAGGTCCGGGTGGAGCTGATCAGCGCTGACGATGAGGAAGCGCTCGCGATCGTTGTCGCCGATAACCAGATCGGTCGGGCGGCGGGGTATGACGAGAAGGCTTTGGCGGAGTTGTTGGGGCGTCTGGATGAGGGGGCGGGGTTCGCGGGTACGGGGTTCGATTCGCAGGCGTTCGATGATTTGATGGCGAAGTTGGCGGAAGCAGCGGACACGCCGTTGCCGTTGGGGGATGAGGACAATACGTGGAAGGCAGACACCGCTCAGGATGAGCGGGATCGGTATGAGTTGAAGGGGACGCGGACGGTGGCGTTCGACTACGCGTATCCGGTGTTTGTGTGGTTGGCGGAGACGTTGGCGGGGTTGCGGGAGGTTCGGTCGGTCGACTCGAACTCAGACTTGTTTGTGCGGTTGGTGGAGGAGGCTTCGGGTACGACGGCGCCGGAGTCGTTGGGTGAGACGCCGGGGGATGGGGCGGAGACGTCCGAGGATCACGGCTCCGGGGCGGGCGAGTACGCGGCTGACGGTCCGGGTGGGGATGGTGTTCCGGTTGAGCCGGAGGGCTTCGAGCCGTGGGAGTCCGAGTTGTCGGATGGTCCCCGATGATTCCGGTCCGGGTATGACGGATTTCGCGGCGCTTCCGGTCCAGCGGGTCCGCCGGGTGATGTCGTTCGCGGATGCGGAACGGATGGTGGGGGCGAAGGTGCCCGAGTTGGCGCCGTCGTTGACGCGGGCGGGGTTGCTGGTCGACGACGCTACCGGGGAACCGTTCCTTGCGTACTACCCGCTACCGGCCGGTTTGGCCGCACCGGTGCGGCCGGCAGTGCAGGAGGTGGAGTGGACGTCGACCCGGCGCGCGGGCACCGGGGAACGGAACTGGGATGACACCGCGTCGGCCGATGGTGAAGCGTGAGTCGTGTCGGCCGACGTGGATGGCGATGAACCAGCCCGCCCAGCATGATGCGCTGGTGCGGCTCGCGGGCCAGTTGCAGCGGCAGTTGGAGGAGTTCGCTCCGGCCGCTGCCGTCCGGGACGCGGACACTCTGTCGGCGGTGGCTGGTGAGTGGCGGTTGGCGGAAGGGTCCCTGTGGACGTCCGGGATCGTCAACAAAGCGTCGGCGCTTCCGAAGGCAGCGCACCTTGAGGATTTGGCGTTGGAGTGCCATTGGACGTCGCTCGGATCCCGGTTGCCGGTGATCCGGGGGCTGGTGGACGAGTTGTGTGGGGTGTACGGGTGGAAGGGGTTGGAGCGGGTGCGGTTGTTGAAGATGGGAGCCAAAACTGGGGGTGCCCGCTTGTCCCGCCACACCGACATCGGTGACAAGGCTGCCGGTTTGCGGGATGGGCAGATCGCCCGCTTCCACATCCCCCTCCTCACCCACCGTGACGCGAAGATGACGATTTGGGATCTGGATGGGACGTCCACCGCCCACCAGCTTCCCGCGTTTACCTGCTGGTACCTGGATGCGAGGAAACCCCACGCGGTAGCGAATCTGTCCCCCCTCGACCGCGTCCACCTCGTCGTTGACGTCGTCGCGGATGCGGGTCTGCGGTCACTGCTGGCGGATACCTACCGGGGGCAGTCATGACCCGCTCCGTGTACCTGATCGGCCCACCCGGTGTGGGGAAGTCGACACTGATGGAGGGGCTGCTGACCGACTACGTCCGGTCGCCGCCGGTGAAGGTCCCGTCTCCGCCACGGACGACGTCACTGGTCTATGAGCCGCTGGCCTATCGGGGGTTCGACGACTACGCCGTCAGCCTTGGCTACCGGCGTAAGACTTTCTCCGGAACGGACGCCCTGGGGATGTCGGTCAACCCACAGGCCGTGGCGTGGGCTGAGACCGGCGCGACCGACTGGGATCAGGTGTGGGGGGAGGGGCAACGGTTGGCGAATAAGGCGTTCCTGATGGCCTTGGACCGGGTGACGGATTTGACGGTGATGGAGTTGGTGGCCCCGCAGCAGATCTTGGATCAGCGGTGCGCACAGCGCGGCACCACCCAGAACCCGGCATGGCGGAAGGCGGCCGGTACCCGCGCGGTCAACCTCTCCACCGCCCTCATGATGAGGGGTGTGAGGGTGATCGAGGTTGATGCGCGGCGGACGGCGGAGGAAGTGTTGGCGGATGTGCGGGAGCGGTTGCGGTGAGCGTGTCTCCCCTACATCGGCCCACCCCGACCCCCCCGCGTCCTCTGGGCCCGGAGGGGACGAAGTTGTGGGTGAGGGTGTGGGCGATGCCTGCGGCGTGGATCAACCCGGTCCTGGATCTCGACCATGTCACCCTGATGTGTGAGCTGGTGGATGAACGGTCGATTCTGCGGTTGAAGGTGTTGCAGGACTCGGACTTGTGGCGGGAGCGGAACGGGTTGCGGGCGTTGGACACGGCGATCGTGGAAATGTTGGGGGCGTTGGGGATGAACCCCACCGAACGGCTGGCTTTAGCTCAACCAGGGGGCGGTGACAGTGCGGCAGCAACTCGACTCTCCCAGCTACGCCAACGCACCCGCGTCAAGCCCACGAACTGAACCGATCCTCGGGTCGACTCTGCCTCGGGAGTTCACCCGCCCTTTGGTGGCGGGTCCGGTGGGTCCGTGTGGGTGCGGGTGTGCGTTGACTCCGGAAACGTCCCGGGGGTTCGCGTTCGACGAATTCTGCACCGACATTGTGGGGCGGCCGTTGGATGCGTGGCAGCGGTGGTTGGGGATCCACGGTCTGGAGGTATACGCGGACGGCCGCCCCCGGTTCCGGCAGATTCTGGTGTTGGTGGCCCGGCAGAACGGGAAAACGGAACTCCTCGTTCTCCTCACCTTGTTCTGGTTGTACAACGAAGAGGCGGGCCTGGTTTTGGGGACGTCAACGAAACTCGACTACGCCCGGGAGTCGTGGTTGAAAGCGGTGGCCCTGGTGCGGCAGGTCCCTGACTTGTGGGCGGAAACCGGGATCATCCGCAACGCCAACGGTGAACAGGAAATGCCGACCCTGTCCCGGTTCGATGATGACCTCCGAACCATCATCCCGGCGTCCCGTTACAAGATTGCCGCGTCGAATGATGAGGGGGGGCGGTCGTTGACGGTGGCGCGGCTGGTGGAGGACGAACTACGCCAGCACCGTGACTGGTCCGCGCACGAAGCCGCTGAGAACGCCGGTAACGCCGTCCGCGACTTCCAGGCATGGGCGATCAGCAACGCCGGAGACGAACGGTCCGTCGTCCTCAACGCGTTCCAAGACCAAGCCCTCGCGTACATCACGACCGGTGTCGGTGATGAACGGTTGGGGTATTTCGGGTGGACCGCCCCCCGCGACTGCGACCCGACCGACCCGCACTGGCTGGCGGCGGCGAACCCGAACCTAGGGCGGCGGATCCCGGCCGACGCGCTCATCGGGAAAGCCCGCCGCGCCAAACACGCCGGAGGGGACCAGCTCATCACCTTCCGCACCGAAGTGTTATGCAGCCGGGTGAAGTCGATGCAGCCGTTGAAGGTGGCGTTGGATGCGTTGGCGGCGTGCGTGGATGTGGGGTCCCGGCTGACCGGTCGGCCCCTGTTCGCTGTCGATATTGAACTGGACCGGTCGGCGGCGGTGATCGTGGCGGGGGGTTGGCGCGACGACGGCCTACCCCACGCGAAAGTCATCGACTACCGGCCGGGGGTGGACTGGTTGTTCCCGACCCGCGCGGACGACGGATCCGAACTGACCCCGGGCCGGATCAAAGAACTCCATACCCGGTGGGACCCGCACGGGTGGGTGGTGAACGATTCCGGCCCCGCCGGAGCGATCATCCCGTCCATGGAAGCTCTGGAGTTTGAGGACGGGTCATGGTCGGGGGTGAAAGTCATCAAGGTCAACTCGGCCGGGATGGGCAACGCCTGTGGACATTTCCAAGACATCACCACCGCGAAAGGGTGGCGGTATCCGGGAGAGAATGTGGCGGGGGTGGATTTGCTGGCGAACGCGTTGACCGGGTCAACAACCCGTGTTCTCGGGGAACGGTGGGCGTGGGACCGGCGGGGGGAAACCGGGATCGCCCCCTTGGTGGCGGTGACGGAAGTGTTGTGGGGGTTGCTGACGGTGGCGAAACCGATGGTCCCGTGGTTCGGAAGTAGCTGAATGGAAGGCACCCGATGACCGTTACGTCCGTCCCCCGACCCCCCTCCATCGATCTCGGCGGTGATGACCCGGATACCCCACCCCCCGTGCCGGTCCGGCGGCGGATCACCCGGTTCGCGGTGACCGGTATCGCGGCCGTGTTCTATCTGCTGGGCTGGGTGGCGGGTTCAATCCTGGTCCCGGTGATCGATCTGGGGCGGTGGGTGTTCGCGGTTATCAGTGTGGGCTGGGACGATGCGGCTGACAGTTGGCGGCGGAACGAGAGGATCGGCTGATGGGGATCCTTGAACGTGCTGCCGCCCGCTACCGCCCCACCCGGACCACAACACTCGCCACGGTCGGGGCGAAGGCGTTTTCTGAGCCACCGTTCTGGGCGTCGGATGCGTTGGCGGGGCCATGGGCGGGTATCCGCGCTTCGACTCCGGACCGGGAAAACCTGGATGTGTCGTTTGAGGCGTACTGCTGTGAGCTGTACAAAAAAAACGGGGTCATCTTCTCCGCGATCGACCGCCGCCAGCAGGTGTTCTCCCAAGCCCGTTTCCAGTGGCAGCGGTGGAAGAACGGCCGCCCCCAAGACATGTACGGCAACCCGGGTCTGCGGTTGCTGGAGAAGCCGTGGATGAATGGGACGACGGGGGAATTGCTGTCGAGGTTGGAGGTGGATTCGTCGGCGTGCGGGAATTCGTATTGGACGACGTGTGATGACCGGGGCCGGTTGGGGCGGGCGGCACGGATCGATGACAACCGGCGGTTGGTGCGGTTACGCCCGGATTGGGTGACGTTGATCATTGGGGGGCCGTCGGATGACCCGTATGCCCCGGACGCGAGGGTGTTGGCGTATTCGTATCTGCCGATGCCGACGGCCGGGTATGGGGCACAGGTGTACCGCGAACCGATCATCTTCCTCCCCAACGAAGTCTGCCATTACTCTCCGAAACCGGACCCGGTGGCTCGGTTCCTCGGGATGTCCTGGATCACCCCCATCATTCATGACATTTTCGCTGATCAGGCCGCCGCGACCCACAAAATGAAGTTCTTCCAGAACGGCGCGAACCCGTCACTGGCTGTGACGTTCGATAAGGAAGTTCCCCCGAAAGACCTGGATCTGTACAAGAAAAAGTTCGACGACATGCACGCCGGTGTCGAGAACAGTTTCAAAACCCTGTTCATGGGCGGAGGGGCGGATCTGACCCCGTTGACGGTGGATCTGCGGCAACTCGACTTCAAAGTCACCACCGGCGCCGGGGAAACCCGGATGGCTGTGGCGAGTGGGGTTCCGGCGGTGATCCTCGGAATCTCGGAGGGACTCGGTGGGTCATCCCTGAACGAAGGGAACTTCCGGGCCGCGAAACGCCTGTTCGTTGACGGCACCATCCAAGACCTTTGGCGGAAGGTCGCACCGTCCCTGGAGGTTCTGCTGACTCCCCCGGGCGACGGGTCGGAGTTGACGATCGACGGGCGGGACATCCCGTTCCTCCGCGAAGACGCCGACTCCCAAGCCGCCATCCGCACCCAAGACGCCCAAACGATTCGGACGCTGGGTGACGGGGGGTGGGAACCAGAGTCCATCCTGTTGTACATGGCCACCAGTGATGTGTCCCGGTTGGTGCATTCAGGGATGGTTCCGGTGCAGTTGCAGCCCCCGGGCGCCCCCACCGCCCCACCCGCGCTACCGGCCGCTGCCCCCGCACCGATGACGGAAGGACCCTGAGACATGGACCACAAATCCGGTGCCGGGCCGATCGAGATCAAGTCCGCCGACCAGGGCACCTTTAGTGCGGTGTTCGCCACGTTCGGGGTGATCGACAAAGACGGAGACGTCACCGACCCGGGCGCCTTCACCAACGGTGCTGAAGTGTTGGTGTCCTCCTACCAGCACAAGTCGTGGGACGGGGCCCTCCCCATCGGCACCGCCACCATCCGCACCACCGCCACCGAAGCGATCGTCGATGGGAAGTTCTTCCTCGATACGGCCGCCGGGATGGACACGTGGACGACGCTCAAACATCTCGGATCCCGGCAGGAATGGTCGTACGGGTTCGACATTGAAGACGCCGCCCCGGCTGTCGTCGACGGTAAAGACGTGCGGATGCTGAACCGGATGAAAGTTCATGAAGTGTCACCGGTCCTGATCGGGGCCGGGGTGAACACCCGTACCCTCGACATCAAAGCTCGGAAGGAGACAGTCATGGCTGTCGAAGCAACGTACGCGGCGGCGATCCGCCCCCACGAAACCCGCGTCAACGCGAAACGGTGGGACCTGAAAGCAGCACAGGGGTTGCTTCCTTCGCAGATGAGCGTGGATGACCTACGCTCAGTGCATGCCTTCGTGAAGGCTGATGGGGATCCGACCGACCTGCGGTCGTACGGGTACCTCCACCACGACAGTGTTGGCGGTGAGGCGAACCTTCGGGCGTGCCTGGCTGGTATCGCTGAGATCAACGGTTCGAAGTCTGCTGGTATGAGCCCAGCGGAACGAAAGGCCGTGTACGACCACCTGGCACAGCACCTGGACGATGGGGATCGTGATGCCCCGGACTTCAAAGCCACCCCCGGTGGGGAACTGAAGTTCCACGAGGAAGCGGCAGACGTCTTGATGCGTCTGGATCGGCTCATCGAACGCACATCGGAAGTCATGGCTCTGCGACGTGCGAAAGGTAAGGCCATCGCTGCCAGCACTATCGACGTCCTGGAATGGGTCGGAGATAGCCAGCGCAAGCTCCGTTCACTTCTCGATTCCCCGCAGGAAGACGCGGACCGCGAATACGCGAAGTTCGTTCGCTCGCTCCACGACCCACAGGAGTAACGCCATGCCGTTCCCCGCACTCGATGACGCTGAAAGCAAGCTTGAGGCCAAGCGTAAGGAACTCGGCGACGTGTTCGCTGAGGCTGGCCCGGACACCGACCTGTCAAAGGTGAAGTCCCTCAAGGGCACCACCCACGACAAAGCCGCGTGGATCCGGGAGAAGAACGAAGAGATCACCGAAGCCGCGAAGGAGTACGCGAACCTGCTGGCGGTGAAGAAAGCTGCTGAGGCGGCGAAGGTTGCCGGGGAACGCGGCACGGACGATGGGTCCTCCGAGCAGGGTGACGGGGGTGGGTCGTACCCGGGTGGTCTGCCGTCCCGTAACCGGGGCAAGTCCCTCGGGCAGTTGTTCGTGGAGTCGAAAGCGTTCACCGGCCGCACCGGAAACATTGGTCCCGAAGCGCACATCGATATCGACCTGAAGACGACCATGACCACGGCCGCCGGTTGGGCACCGGAAGTTCTGCGGAATGACCGGCTGGTGGAGTTCGCGACCCGCCCCATCCAGGTCGCCGACGTCATCCCCCAGACCACCACCACCCAAGCCGCCGTGCAGTACATGGAGGAGACGACCTTCACGAACGCTGCGGCGGAGGCAGCGGAAAACTCGGCCTACGCCGAAGCTGCGCTGGCGTACACCGAGCAGACCAGCGCTGTGCGGAAGATCGCCGTTTTCCTGCCGGTGACCGATGAGCAGTTGGACGACGTCCCGCGTATGCGTGGGGTGATCGACAACCGGCTCCCGTTCATGATCCGTCAGCGGTTGGACCTTCAGATCCTCTCCGGTAACGGCACCCCCCCGAACCTGCGGGGTATCTACAACGTCGGCTCCATCCAAACCCAGGCCAAGGGCGCGGACCCCACCCCCGACGCTATTTACAAGGCGATCGTGAAGGTCGAGACCATCGGTCAGGCCGTCGCGAACGTCGTGGTGATGAACCCGACCGACTGGCAGGGTGTGCGCCTGCTGCGGACCGCTGACGGCCTGTACATCTGGGGCAACCCCTCGGATTCGGGTCCGGAGCGGATCTGGGGTCTTCAGGTCGTCCGCGCACAGGCTGCGACCCTGGGCACGGCAGTCACCGGTGACTTCGCGAACTTCTCCGAACTGTCGGTCCGTCGGGGTCTTGACGTGCAGATCTCTAACTCCCACGCCTCCTACTTCATCAACGGGTTGCAGGCGGTCCGCGCGGACATGCGGTGCGCCCTGGTGTTCTACCGGCCGACCGCTTTCTGCCAGATCACCGGACTGTGATCAGCCGGTGGCCGGTCGGTTCCCGTGGTCCAACACTGCCGCGTTGACGGTGGCTGCATCGCCGCTGCTGTCGCCGTGGCTTCAGGTCCAAGACGACATGTTCCAGGTCCTCCCCGGTTTCCTGTTCACCGGGGGGACGTCGGTGCATTCCCTCGAAGGATCGTTCGACGGGTCCACCCTCGACACGACTTTGCCCGCGTACGCCGCGCCGACGCTCGATACGTTGCTGCCGATCCGCCACCCCTACATTCGGTGGCGGACGGTTCAGACTGTGGGTACGGCAACCGTCGCGACCGTCTATCTGCGAGCTAAGCCCTAGGAGGGGCCCCACCATGCCGATCATCGAAGGAACGACCCGCCTGAAGACGGCGGTAGGTGAGTATGACTTCGCTGTGGATGGTGGGGCGATCAGCACCATCACCCTCCGCTCCGGTGACTCGTCCGGGAACACCGTCCCGGCGGGATCGGTGATTGTGGGGGGGTATGTGGAGGTTGATACCCAGCTCACATCGGGCGGTGCCGCGACGATCGGTGTCAACGTCGAAGCAGCGGGTGACCTTCTGGCTGCTGCGACGGCTGTGGCCACGTACACCACCGGCCGTAAGTCGCTGATTCCGGTGGGTTCGGGTGTGACGTCGGTGAAGACGACGGTGACTCGGGCCCTCACCATCACCGTTGCTGCTTTCGCTTTGACGGCGGGGAAGATGCGAGTGGTGGTGATGTACCGGTGACGTTCAAAACGACCCGGCATGAGTATTGGAACGCGACCCAGGATCGGTTGGTGGAGCCGGGTTCGGCGGAGGCAGCGTTCCTGGCGTTCCCGGCGGGTACCGAACTCACCGACGCCGACGCCCGGAAGTGGGGGCTGGTCCCGGCGAAGGGGGCCGACCCGGAACCCGGGCTGGAGGTGGATCCGCCGCCGGAGCCGAAAAAGGTGGGTCGCCCACCGAACAAGATGGGTTCGGCGGTCCCGAACAAAGCAGCGGTCAAGGACGACGACACGCTGTAACCCCTGAGTTGCCCCGGGGCGGTCTGCCTCCCTGGTCGGGTCGTCCCGGGGCCCCCGCACGGCAACGAAGGAGCCCGGCATGAGCAAGGCAGGATATTCAGCGCCCAGCGCGGCCGTGGTCGCTTTGGCTGCCGCAACGGCGAAATCGGTGATCGGGGTGGCCGCTCCGGCACAGTTCGGTGTGGACCTGACGAAGTTTAGGATCGCGTTCGACGGGGCGACGTCGACGGCGGTTCCGGTGCAGATCGAGTTGTGTTACGCGACGTTCGCGACGAACGGTCCCGGCACCAACTCCACCACCATCACCCCGCAGCAGGTGTACGGGCGGGCCATCACCGCCGGTTTCACGGCCGCGGCGAACTGGACCACAGAACCCACCGTTCTCACGGTGATTGATGCGTGGTCGCTTCCCGCGTTCAACGGAACCGTCATCTTCGATTACCCGTTCGCGACGTCCCCCGATTCAGCGGTGTCCAACGGGTTCGTGATCCGGTGCACGGCCCCCGCCATCGTCAACTGCCGTCCGAGTCTCTGGTTCGAGCGGGCCTGATTTAGGTGGCTGATTCGTCGCTTGCGGTGTCCGGCGGGAACGCCGATACCTACCAGATCTCCGGCGGTGACCATCAGCAGGTCGTACGGATCGCGAAGGGCACAGCGGAGACGGAGAACGCGTGGACGATCTCCACGACCGCCAGCACATCCCAGATCGCGGCGGACGCGTCGCGGTTGGGGATGCTGATGGTGAACTTCGGGTCGGGCCGCGTGTATTTGCGGTGGGACGCGACCGCCCCGACGGCGACCGTGTGTGACTGGTTTTTGGAGGCGGGGGACCGGTATGAGGTTCCGGAGTATTTGGTGACGTTCGCGGTGTCGATGCTGGGCCAGTTCGCGGGGGGAACCGTGAACACCAAACTTGTGACCAGTGCCTGATGCCGATCATGCCGCAGGCCCCCCGGTTGCGGGTCGACTTCTGGCGAGCGTTTGGGCATTCCTGGTTGCAGTACCAGACCGGCCCGTCGGGGGATCAGACGGGCCGGTTCGATGCCCTTTTCCGGTCCGCGATGGATGTGGAGTACAACTCCTGGCGGAACTATGGGTCTTCGGGTGCGCGGGCGATCGGGGCGTCCCGGGCGCTGGGTGGGTGGACAAAGATTTTCCAGCGGGTCAAATCCCCCGTGGGTCGGGTCGGCCCGTACGCCCCGGACGGCGGCGGAACCCTGCTGGTGTACGGGATCAACGACGCCAGCATTTACGGGCTGAACCTGACGAATACCCAAACGTCGCTGGTCCACGCGCACCGGTCGATGATCAGTTGGGCTCGGGCTTCCCGGTATTACCTGACCACGGACGCGGTGTTCGCGTACGGGGCGAGTTGGACGTCCAACGGTTCCGGTCTTGACCTGGGGATGGGGACGGTTGACCGGTTGTGTTCGGCAACCACAACGTCCACGATCACCATGACCCTGCCTGCCGATTACAAGGGCGAACCGGTGTGCTTCGGTTTCCTCCAGAACGCGGACGCGACCGGCGCGACGATGACATGGTCGGGAACAGCGCTTGCCTCCCACGCACTGAACGGAACCACGTTCTCCACCAGCGCAGGGATTGAGGCTGCTTTTTCGACGTTCGGGTACATCGCGAAACGGGTGACGGGGCTGACGTCCGCGAACGCGTCACAGACGATCATCATCACGATGACCGCCCGTGACGGGGGCACCGGTTCCGCGTTCTTCGATGGGGCGTGGTTGGAGTCCCTCACCCCACCCCCGGTGATCGTCTGTAACGTGTCCCGCCCGACCACCGCCGGGTACGCGGCACTCGCCTCGTTCTCGACGAAGTGGACGTCGGCGGACTCAGCATCGGAAGCCGCCCACGACGCAAACGTTGTCGCGTACAACGCCCTGTTGTTGGCGATGACGCAAGAGTTCGACGGCATGGTCCAGATCGCTGACTGTGACTCTCTTGTGGGGAAAGACGCCGCGTCGTTCTCCGACGGCATCCACCCCAACGAATACGGGTCCGGCCGGTTGGTGGATGCGGCGATGGCGGCGTGGGGGCGGATGACCCCCCCGATCACCGCGTCGTCCTCCAGCATCTGCTTCAACCCCCCCTCGCCCCGGGTTGCCGCCCGTCGTCTCCCCCGTGTTGTCAACAACTGGTACACGTCGGATTTCACCACCAACAGTGCGACGTACACACCGGTCGTGGGGCATTTCATGGCGATTCCGATGGAGGTGACGGAGTCTAGGGATCAGTGGAATCAGTTGGCGTTGGAGGTGACGACGGCCGGGTCAACCACGTCAACGATCCGTTGGGGGATCTACGAAGATGTGAACTTCGATGGGTATCCGGGGGAGTTGCTGGCTGGGATGGACATTTCGTCGGCGGGCGCGTTTACGGTCGCGAACTCCACCGGGGTCAAAACGTCGTCCACGTTCACCACGGCTTTCGTCCCGGATCCCGGGTTGTACTGGTTGGCGTTGAAGGTGGACACGGTCGGCACGGCGCAGATCCTCCGGGCGTTGACCGGGCCGTCTCCGTTGCTGCCGAACGTGACGACGACGGGTTTGCCGACGGCGAACGGGTACACCGGTTGGCAGGCGACCGGGCTCGCTACGGGTGTGCTACCCGGATCGTTCCCCACGGGGGCGGCGCTGATGGTGAACGCCCCGTACGTAGGGATCAAGAAATCTAAGTAGGGGAGGCTTCACCCGTGAGCCTGCTGCTGCTGTTCAACTCGACCACCAGCGTCACCGGACCGGCGCTGGTGGTCGACCCGGTCCGGGTCCGTACCCCGGGCCGGGTCATCGTCCTCACCCCCCGGGCGGATCCGGTGGCGGCCGGGGTGCAGTACCCGGTGTTTCCGCTGGTGTCGGCGGCCGGGCATGTTCCGTCGCCCGGCCGGGCGATCGTCGTCCAACAGCAAACAGACACCCCGATCGCGGTCGGGACCGCCCCCACGGCCCCCGTGTTTGTCGCGGACCTGTCCCGGACCCGGTACCCGGCCGGTGTTGTCCGGGTTGTCGCCCCGGCCGCTGACCCCCCGGTGGTGGATGTTCCGCCAACGCCTACCCTCGTTTCCGCGACCGGTCGGCCTCCCGCGACCGGTCGCACCATCGTCCCGACCGCTGGCACCGCGGACGCGACCCCGAACGTCCCGATCGTCGCCGACGCCCCCCACCCGCCGCCGGGCGGGCGGTCCATCGTCGTCGCGGCGTACGCTGATCCGCCCCCCCCGACCGGTGACACCCCCACCCCGCCCATCGTCATCGCCACGCCCCGGTACCCGACCCCCGGGTACACCGGGATAACTCGCCCGCTCACGGACACTCCCCCGGCGGTCGGTGACACCCCCACCGACCCGGTCGTGTTCGCCGGGGACCGGCCCCGCCCAGGCGGGGTGTGCATCGTGGCTGTCGGGCGCGCTGATGTCGCTGTCGGCGC